GTGATTGATCCCAGAGAAGCAGATCGATTTGTAACCGATGGCGGCGAAATTTTGGTTCAGTTTGATCGCGACGAGCGTTCCATTGAGCTATCCACCAGCAACAAAATCAACGATGATCAAATAAGAGAAATGCTAAGAAACCTTGCACGAGACTCAATTGTGGATTTTGATTACAAGAGATTCAGTCGTAGACTGACACCCAAGGACAAAAAAGAAAACACTGAGGAAAACACAATGACCACTCAGACCGTAGAAAGTCACCAAGAAGTAGCAGAAGGATTTGGCGCCATGACAGGCAGCAGCAAAACCAGTTACCAGCCACTAGACAATGTGAAGATTGTGGTAAAACATCGCAGGCCAGTCAACGAAGAATCTCGCGGCGCTCGTAGCAGAAACATACACAGCATCTATATTCAGCGCGGCGAGGAAAGATTTAAAATGGCAGAAAACAATCTCAAAGCCGCTCGCGCAATGGCTCGTCACATCAACAAAGGTGGTGAGATCTACGACAGCGTAGGCTCAGCTATCACTGAAATGGCACAAGAGCAACGCAAGCTCAAAGAATTTGTGCAGTATGTGCGCAGACGCGGGCTAATCAACGAAGAAAATCAACAGTATGTGGATCTTGCTGAAAACAACATCAGCAATATTCAAAACACATTGAACAAACTGTCAGGCGTAAAAACCTATGCTAAAGCAGTAGAAAGTTTAGATGACTATGTGAGCACAGAGATTCTCGAAGATGACATAGACCTAGAAAGCAAGTTCACTGAGACACATTTCGATGATCGTGTTGCAGGCGCAATGAACAGCATTCGTCGTAGCCTAGGACGTCAACAGGCCTATCAGCAGGCACTGGAAAGTGCAATTGCCAAGGAAACTTTCTCAGGTGTAAAAGACCTACTCAGCGAAAATGATGCTGTGGATTTTGGGTCACCGTATGCTAAACTGGGCTATCAAATTTCACAGCTGGGCAGTGCTGCACAGAATGAGATGCTGAGAAATCACCTTCAGGGCATCAGTCAGAAAATCAGCAGCGGCGAAGGTCTCAACAACTTTGACTACAGCACAGTGAAAAGCTGTTTGTTGAGTGCTCGTGAAGCAAAAGTGCACGAGTCGGTCACAGAGTCAGTGGAAAATGCCTACGAAATGTTTTTAGAAAAATACGACATCTTCTAAACTGTTTTGCACAGACCATGCAACACCAAGCCCACTTTGTGTGGGCTTTTTTTTGACTTTGCATAAATAATCACGTTAGCACACTGTCACCCTATTGACAGTGTGTTATCTAGGCATTATACTAATACAGCAACTTCAAGGCAAACATGGCAAACAAGGAGAAACAACATGGCCTCACTAGAAGATATCCGTGCCAAGCTGGCACAAATGGAAAACAGCAGCTCCGGCAACAACAGCCGTTCACAGGGCGACAACGCAATTTATCCCTTCTGGAACATCGAAGAAGGGCAGAGTGTTACGCTGAGATTCCTCCCCGACGACGACCCTAACAACACATTCTTTTGGGCAGAGCGACAGATGATTCGTCTCGCCTTTCCAGGTGTCAAAGGCGGCGATGAGAGAAAACCAGTCACTGTGCAAGTGCCCTGCGGCGAGATGTATGGCGACACATGTCCTGTGCTCACAGAAGTACGCCCTTGGTTCAAAGACCCAAGTTTGGAAGACATGGGTCGCAAATACTGGAAAAAGCGTTCTTATATTTTTCAGGGCTTTGTGCATGACAGTCCACTGCAGGAAGAAGCACCAGAGAATCCTATTCGCAGATTTGTGATTGGTCCTCAGATCTACAACATCATCAAGGCTGCTTTGATGGATCCTGACATGGACAATATTCCCACAGACTATGTGAATGGCACTGACTTTCGTTTGACCAAAACAACCAAAGGCAAGTACTCAGACTATAACACTTCGAATTGGGCACGCAAAGAGCGCAGTCTCAACGAAGAAGAGCTAGCAGCCATTGACAAACATGGTCTATTCACCCTCAGCGACTTTTTGCCGGCCCGCCCCACAGAAGAGCACTATGCAGTTATTTCAGAGATGTTTGCAGCCAGCGTAGACGGCGAACTCTATGATCCTGCACAATGGGGTAACTTCTATAAGCCATATGGTGTTGAAGTGCCTGCAAGTGCTCCACAGCCAGGTGTGCAAGCAACATCGGCACCAGAGCAAAAGTCTGCTCCAAAGCCTGAGCCAGCAACCAAAGAAGAACCCAAGGCTGAGCCTGTTGCAGAACCAACACCAGAACCATCAGCAGAAGCCTCGGCCTCGGCTGACAGCGATGAGAAGAAGAGCACAGATGACATTCTTGCTATGATTCGCAATCGTGCACAATCCTAAGGAGATCACAGATGCAAAAACCATTTGACTTAACCAAGTTTCGCACTGGTATTACCAAAAGCATTGATGGTATCAGTGCAGGCTTTCATGATCCTCAAGATTGGATCAGCACAGGCAATCACACATTGAACTATCTAATTTCCGGCGATTTTGATCGAGGAATTCCGCTGGGCAAAGTGTGTGTGTTTGCCGGAGAGTCCGGTTCAGGCAAGAGCTTTATCTGTTCAGGAAACATTGTGAGAAATGCACAAGAGGCAGGTTGCCAAGTGGTGCTGTTTGATTCAGAAAATGCTCTGGATGAGAAGTGGCTTCAAGCTCTAGATGTTGACACATCACCTGAAAAGCTGTTGAAAATTTCAGTGAGCATGATTGATGATGTGGCCAAGGCCTTGTCAGAGTTCGTCAAGGAATACAAAAGCAACTACGGAGATTTGCCATATGAAGAGCAGCCCAAACTGCTGTTTGTTGTAGATAGTTTGGGTATGCTCTTGACTCCCACAGATGTTGATCAGTTTAACAAAGGCGACATGAAAGGCGACCTTGGTCGCAAAGCCAAAAGTCTCACAGCACTGGTGCGTAACACAGTGAATCAGATTGCTCCTTATCCCATTGGTTTGGTTTGCACCAACCACACATATGCTTCACAGGATATGTTTGATCCCGATGACAAGATCTCAGGAGGCCAAGGCTTTATCTATGCATCAAGTATTGTGGTTGCCATGCGCAAACTCAAGCTCAAAGAGGATGATGCAGGCAATAAAGTAACTGATGTTCGAGGCATTCGTGCAGCGTGCAAGGTAATGAAAACACGTTACAGTAAGCCGTTTGAGAGCGTGCAGGTAAAAATTCCCTATGAAACAGGGATGAATCCTTATTCTGGTCTGCTTGAGTTGTTTGAAGCCAAAGGCATTGTAAACAAAACAGGCAATAAACTTGAGTATATTTCGCCGGTCACAGGAGAAGTCATCAAAGAGTTCAGAAAAGGCTGGACCGGAGAAAAACTTCAGACTATCATTGACGAGTGGGGTCATCAACCAGACGAATCAGCAGAAGATGATTCAGATGATCTAGACAATCAATCAGAGTCTGAGGAGATCGAGAATGAGTCCTGAAATTGCCTTGCTTGAAGAAGTATGGGACACAGTTAAGCCTTATATTTCCAAGAAAGAGCAGGTGGAAATTGCTGAAAAGATTCTAGAGCTGTTTGATGAAAATCTAGGCCTGGATGATATCGGAGTCTACAAAAACGATTTTGATTCGGCTATGAAGGCTGCACTTGTGTCATACTTTGATGAGGATGAAGACTACGACGAACAGGAAGACTACGACTAGCAATCAAGCGGGCTTCGGCCCGCTTGACCTATCTCAGAGGATATACACATGGCAGGCTGGTACAACAAAGTTTCAGAGGATCTAGGCAATATTGTTGAATGCATTGAGCATTTTGAGCGTGAGCTCGAACAAGCAAAATACGAGTGTGCTATCAAGGGCAGCCTAGAAAAATCAAGTTCAGCATTGCCTGGTACCACAGAGCATAGATTCAACCAGTTGCAAGAACTAGAAGCAATCCTTGAATTTCTCAACATTGAACTCAAAAAAGAGAGAAGCAAGGTGTTTCGCAAGTATCTAGAAACCTATAATAGACAGCTCAGTAGCCGCGATGCTGAGAAATATGTAGACGGTGAGGACAGTGTGATCAACCTCACACATCTTGCAAACCAGTTCAGTTTGTTGCGCAACAAGTATTTGGGAGTGATGAAAGGCCTAGATGTCAAACAATGGCAGATCGGGCATATCACTCGTCTGAGAACAGCTGGCATGGAGGATATTGTCATTGAATAGGACTACGCCTGTGTTAGGTGTAGTAGGCGATAGCTATTTTGCTGCCACACAAGACCTCCCTGATCGCGACGATTGTAAGGACAGCGGAGGCAAACACTACACTGAGATAATGGCTGACCAGTTGGGCTACGACTATTTTACATTGGCCCGCGGCGGATGCAGCAACACAGCAATACGTCTGCAACTTGATGAGATGATCTCCCAACAGGTGGATTTTGTGATCTATGGCACAACCACTGCGGGCAGAATTGAATATCCTATTAACAATGATTTTGACATCAGCAAGGGCGTTTACAATTTCAAGTATGACCATTGTCCTGACCTAAGTGTTCTCCATGGACAATTCAATCACAATAACATTCGCAGCGAAACACTTTCAAACATTGTGGACGACAAGAGCTGTGACTTTGTGAAAAATTCTGCACAACAGCAAGCAGTTGAGAACTATTTGCTGCATCTGTATTCAGAACACATACGGAGTTACCAAGACGCCTGGATAATATCCAGTGGTGTGCAAGCACTTGAAAATGCAAATATACCCTATTTGCTGATTATGATACACAACTATGACGATTACACTGACTACTTTGCTAAATCAAACCCACGTTTTGTAACCAGCAAAAACAATGAGCTGAGTGATCTTTTGCCCCAGAACTATCCAGACGCACTTCGTAGATATCACACATCGGATCAATCACAGGCAAAAATTGCGGAAAAAACGCTGGAACATATCAAAAAACACAGTCTGCTTGAGCTAAGTTGTTGATTTTTGGGAGGTTTTTACGGTTGACAAACTTGCGCATTGTGCTATCGTTATACATGCAACTTGAATAATATTGTTTGTGGGAGAACACATATGACAGCACAAGTTAAGATTATCAAAGGTCGTTACAGAAACGCCGAAATAAACAACACAGTGTTTCCGTTGGTCAAACCATTGACCAGAGGAAAAAAAGGTCTTTTTGTTACAGTAGACCCAACTGACATCATTGACACTGACGTGAATGCGATTCGTGTTAGCGTGCCCTCAGAAGAGGCCGTTGAATTGCTGGGCAGCAAAGCCGAAGAACAGCGAAACAACGAAACTCCAGAAGAGGCCATGGATCGTATTCGCAAACGGTTCAACATATTAGATAAGATGACTGATGCTGTGGCCAACAGCGTGGTGCGAGGGCTTATTGTCAGTGGACCTCCGGGCGTCGGCAAGAGTTTTGGTGTTGAGCGTATCCTAGAAGAGTATGACGCTATGAGCAAGCTCAGCAACACGCCTGCTCGCACTGAAGTGGTCAAAGGAGCAATGACACCAATTGGCCTGTATCAAACACTGTATGCCAATGCAGACGCCGGCAACATCTTGGTGTTTGATGACTGTGACAGCATTCTATTTGATGAAGTATGTTTGAACATGCTCAAAGCAGTGTTGGACTCAGGCAAGAAACGCACAATCAGCTGGAAGTCAGAGAGCAACACACTGCGCCGCGAAGGCATTCCAGGTCGCTTTGAGTTCAAAGGCGGCGTGATCTTTATCACCAACGTGGACTTTGAGAATGTTCGCAGCAAGAAAATCCAGGATCATCTATCAGCACTGATGAGTCGTTGTCACTATATTGATCTAGAAATGGACAGTGTGGCCGATCGCTTCCTGCGCATCAACCAGATTGTGCATGACGGCATGCTGGACGAGTATGGTTTTGGCAAAGAAGGCAACCAGGAGGTGGTGGACTTCATGGTTGAAAAAGCAAACTATCTCAGAGAGATCAGTTTGCGTATGGTGCTTAAAATCGCAGACCTCAAGCAAATGAGTCCAGATACCTGGAAAGAACTAGCAGAGAGCACATGTATGAAGCGGTTTGCCTGAGTTCTCCCACCAATGGCAAACCATTTTGGCCTCCCGGTTGAAACATACCGGGAGGATTTTTATTTGACAAATCAGGTCGAACCAACTATAATAACACTATGGCCAAATGCATACTGGAAATCAAAGACGAAGTAAATGTGAGGTTCCGCGAGCTTGATGCTGCAACACGGCGCAAGCTCAGCGACACAGTAAAATACTTCTTGCCTTACGCCTATCATATGCCTGCATACAAGCTAGGCAGATGGGACGGCTGTGTGCGTTTCTGCGATGTAGGCGGACGTAGTTACCTCAATCTCCTAGACAAACTGCTGCCAATTGTGCAAGGTCAAGGCTATGAGATCGAGATCGACGATCAACGTCCACAGTGGCAATTTGAATTTGACACTGTGGCCCAGACCAGTTATGAGCATGTGGCTTGGCCCAAGCGACACCCCAGTGAAGGATTGCCCATCATACTCAGAGAGTACCAGGTCGAAGTGATCAATCGCTTCCTGGATAATCCACAGTGCCTGCAGGAAGTAGCCACAGGCGCAGGCAAGACACTGATCACTGCTGTACTGAGCCATAGATGCGAAGGTTATGGCAGAACCATTGTGATTGTGCCCAACAAGGATCTAGTGGTACAAACAGAAAAAGACTATCGCAACCTGGGCTTAGATGTGGGCGTGCTCTACGGAGACCGCAAAGAGTATGACAAGACACATACTATCTGCACCTGGCAGAGCTTGGCTGTACTAGAGAAGAAAACCAAGGCCGGAGAAGCAGAAGTTGATCTTGATGTGTTTCTTGATAATGTGGTATGCATCATGGTTGATGAAGTACACAAAGCCAAAGCTGATGTGCTCAAGGACCAACTCAGCGGCATGTTTCGCAACGTGCCTATACGCTGGGGACTCACTGGCACAGTGCCCAAAGACGAACACGAAGCAGTGGCATGTACCTGTGCACTGGGCCCTGTGGTAGGTAATCTCAGCAGCAAAGAACTGCAAGACATGGGCGTGCTTGCTGATTTAGATATCAGCATACTGCAATTGCAGGATGGCCCAATGGGCTTCAACGGTTATGCGCAAGAGCTCAAGTGGTTGACCACTGACAGAGATCGACTGGCATATATCTCACAGATCATCAACGAAATGAGTACATCAGGCAACACACTGGTGCTAATCGATCGATTAGCCACCGGAGAAACATTTTTGGATCTAAATCCAGACTGGGTATTTGTGAGTGGCAGCATGAAAGTGAAAGATCGTCAAAGAGAATATGATGATATTTCAGAGATGAACAACAAAGTTGTAGTAGCCACATATGGAGTGGCAGCGGTGGGCATCAATATACCTAGAATTTTCAATCTCATCATGCTAGAGCCTGGCAAGAGCTTTGTGAGAGTAATTCAAAGCATCGGCAGGGGCATCCGCAAAGCCAAAGACAAAGACTATGTGCAGGTGGTTGATTTAACCAGCAATCTCAAGTACAGTAAAAGACATCTAACCAAGCGCAAACAATTCTATCGAGAACAAAACTTTCGTCACTCAGTGACCAAAGTGGATTACAAGTAGGAAATATATGAAAATACTCACTGAACACAACACGACTTTTGATCTAGACACAGTGCCTGATCAAATCGATGACATGAGATACTGTGTGCTTGATGCCAGCGACAAAGAGCATGTGGATTTTTTCTGGTTGCCTTTGATCTTTTTGGAGAGCTTTTATGCTCCTGCTATCTGCCTTCAAATCGGCGCACACAACCTGCAAGTGCCCATGGACTGGAGCATATTGATCTGCGACGATGATTATAGTGCCCTAGAGGTACTGCCTCTTACCAGTCTCAACAACAGAGGATTTTCTGCAGTTACATTTAACCCCTTGCAATTTCAAAGCATCACAGGAGCAGAAATATCCATTACCAATATCTACAATGATGTGAAATGGTATTTTCCCAAACTCAAGCACGGCCACCTGCTAACTATTCCTTTGGATAACAAACCAAGGCCCAGTTGTATATACTTGGTCAAAGATGTAAATAAGGTATGTGACCTGGAACCCGGAGATCTGATGTGAGCAAGAAGCAGGCCAATTTGCCGTTGAAGTCTGTGATGTCTGCACTTGACAAACGTGACCGACAGTGGTACAACAGTCTCAGCAACGAACAGAAAAAAGCATTCAGTGCATGGATGATGATGAGATATGCCAGCAGTGTGCAAGGCAGTAATGCCCCGCATTATATCTTTATGGTCAATGAGTTGGTCAACAAGAATTTCTCTGATGTAAGCCGTCACCCTGAGTTACAATGGCTGTTGTTGAGCGCATGTGGTGCAGGCAAGGTTGAGTTTCATCCTTATATCAAGCCGCCTAACAGCCGCAAACGCAAGAACAAAGTTGCAGACTTTGTCAGCGAGCTGTATCCACACATGAAGCCAGACGAAATTGATTTGTTGATTTCGCTCAACGACAAGTCTGCATTGAAACAGAAGGCTCGGGATCACGGATACGATGACAAAACCATCAAAGACATCTTCGACAAGTAATCAGTGCCGATGGTGCGGCAAAGAGTTTCGCACTGAACGCACACTTGCTGCACACATGTGCGTGAAAAAACGACGCTGGGCGGATCGTGAAATGACACATGCTCGCTTGGCGTTCCGTGTGTTTCAAAAGTTCTATGAGCTCAACACTGCTTCAAGCAAGCCCAAGACACAGGAAGATTTCATACAAAGCAAGTACTATGACGGGTTTATAAAATTCGGCAGAGCTTGTGTGAGGAATCAGTACATTGATCCTGAAGGCTTTGCAGAATGGCTCATTGGCAATGGCAAAAAGCTGTCAGACTGGTGCAAGGATACAGTGTATGACGAGTATCTCCTGGAATATGTGAAAAAGGAAACAGGTCTAAGAGCACTAGAACGCAGCATCATCTATCTCTCAGAGTGGAGCACTGAATCCGGTGAACCCTGGCAGGACTATTTTCGCGTGGTCAGCACACCTAGAGCAGTGCATGATATACGTTCTGCACGCATTTCGCCGTGGCTGTTGTATCTCAGTAACAGCGGCGATCAATTGCTCACACGTTTCAGCGACGAACAGGTAAATATCATACAGAGGCTGATTGACGCTAAGTTCTGGATGCGTGTGTTTGCACATCACGATGAGGAAGTTGATGCTGTGAAATCAGCCTGCGAAGCTGCAGGTATCTAAAGTGGGCACAAAAAATATTCTAGTATCAAAAAACTACACGGTGGCCGATCACAGCAAGTGGTACGAAAACCGTCAGCATGAGCATGATCTAGCAGACAATTACACTGCAATGGAGCAACTAATGGTCAGCAGTGCTCAACAGCATGTGAATGGTTTATCAGACATAGTCATACACCGAGGCAATGCAGAAAACATCAGAGAAGTGTTCCGTGAGCATTTTTTTGAGATCTATGAACTCTGGAAAACCGGTTGTAACATTCTCTATGTGGACCTAGACGTGCTTTTCCTAAAGCCTTATTCTGTGTTTGGAGAGCATGATAGATTCATGATGTTCAATTATACATCACCAAAACACACCAAAGACACACACTACAATATCACCATACAACACTACTTTAATTGCGGTGTGAGATATTATCCAAGCACAATGCCTCAGAGCTGTTGGCAAGTGGGAATAGACAGCCAGCAACAATAGATTCAATCAGCTTGAGCTCAGTGAAGCATGCGCTGTGCACTTTCACGGCACCAGAAACAGCAAAAAGAGATTGGCAAAAATGAGAGAACTCTGCAATGAACCCAACTAATCTAACATACAACCGTTTTCAGCTAATGTCAGAGATCAAAAAGCATCTAGGCAACATTCACACAGCAGTGGAAGTTGGCACATGGAGAGGCGACTTTGCCCAGGAAATGTGCAACAGATTACAGCCTGAAAAGTTCTACACCGTAGATCCTTTTATGCTCTATGAAGAATACACTGACAAACCCAATCCCACTGAGTTTGCCACACAAGACAATCTGGATCTACTTGCAGAACGTGTTAAATCACGCATAGCAGGCATGAACAGCGATAGGCACAGTGAGCTACTCAGAGCAAAGAGCCAGGATGCTGTGCATCAATTCTCAGACAACAGCATTGATGTGGTGTATGTGGATGCTGATCACAAATATGATCCTGTGTTTGCTGATATCAGCGCATGGTATGCAAAAGTCAAACCCGGCGGTGTGTTATGTGGCGATGATTACATTGAAGGCAGTCACATAGAAAAGTTTGAAGTCATCGAAGCAGTGTCAGAGTTTGCCAAACAGCACAACTTGCCCTATGCAGTGACCACAGGCCACAATCCCAGTTGGGTGTTCTTCAGAAATGCAGAAAACCCGTTTGTTAAGCTGTGATCACTTTCCTACACATACCTAAGACTGGCGGCACTGCACTAAAGTCTCTGGCCAAAGATGGGTTGAAATTTTTCAATGTGTGCAACACCCACCAGCACACCCTCAAATCTTATAATCGTGTTATATTTTGCGTCAGAGATCCTTGGCAAAGATTTTGCAGTGGGTTTTGGGAAGCCAAAACTCTGTATCTGAGAAAACAGTTAGCGCATCAAGAAGAAAACAGGTTTTACAAGATAGGCAGTTATAACAAGCTAGACAAATTACCCGATTGGCATAGTGAAATTCTGTCACAAACCACTACGCCTAGTGATTTATATCTGTTATTAGAGCGTGCGCCAGAATATCAGGAATTACTATACGATTTTGATCAAGACGACACCTACAAAACACACACCGCCCTGGGCATAGCCACTCAAAGCCTGTGCTGGTGGTTGGGAAGTCTAACAGAGTATCAGGAGCAAGAAAAACGAGTGGTAAGTGCTATCGATCTTCAAAGTCTCACAGCATACATGAAAAATCATTACAACATAGACATGCCCAAAAACCCATTCAGGGCCAGAAGCAGGAAACAGTTTGATTTTGTTCAGAGTTATGAAGTTGAGCCAGATATTCTTAGCAGGTTCAAACAGTGGCGGCAAGCAGATTATCAGTTACTAGACTACATCAAAAAACAACCTTACTACTATACATCGTGAATCAATACAAGATCACAAACAAACAGTTTCCTTCGCCTAGATGGTTCTGGCATTGTGATCAGTGTGCATGGATCAGTGTGCCCAAAAACGCCAACATGATGATGCGTAAAATCTGTGAGGCTACAGGAATGAGTCGTGTCAAATTAAAAGATCAAGCCAGTACCGAAACCGTGTGTATACTGAGAAATCCTAGAACAAGACTGATTAGCGCACTAGGAGAGTTTCGCAAACGAAAGCGTCGGTCTGAAAGCCTAGAACAGTTATTAGAGAATTTGTTAAATGATCCTACAGGCTTCGACGAACACCTCGAACCACAATTGCATTACATAGAAGGTATTGCTTTTACGCACATATTAAAGTTTGAAAAACTAGACCAAGAGCTACAGCGATCAATTTGGTTCAAGCAACACCAGCCCGTTGTGGAAAGTCATCTAAATCCAGATCGTTTGGCAAACAGCAAGCATCATCAAACCAGCATTGAGTCATTGCTAAAACAACATCACGGTGTTGTGGAAAACATCATCGACCGCTATTACACGAGAGATGTTGAGCTATGGCAGAATCATCTCAACTATCAAAATCAAAAACTATAACATAGGAAAAACGCATGAAAGTAAATATTGTATCATATAGCCAGCTGCCCAAAGAAGAAGTGTTTGGCAACACTTGGGCCTCTGATGCCACACTGCAGGATCTAGTTGCATACTGTGCTCGTGTGAGCAACCCAGACAATCAAATGAACACAGAAACAGCAGATCGTCTGGTAAAATATTTGATCCGTCACAAACACTGGAGTCCACTGGAGATGGTGAGCTTGTGCTTGGAAGTGGAAACCACCAGAGACATTGCACGTCAACTGCTCAGGCACCGCAGTTTTTCATTTCAGGAGTTTAGTCAGCGATATGCAGATCCCGCCAAAGAGCTGGAGTTTGTGACCAGAGAGGCCAGATTGCAGGACCCCAAAAATCGTCAGAACAGTGTAGCCACTGATGACGAAAGCCTCAAGCAGATCTGGAACAGTATGCAGAAGAATGTGATTGACCAAGCACAGGTAGCATATCGTTGGGCTATTGATAACGGCATAGCCAAAGAACAGGCACGATCTGTGTTGCCCGAAGGACTCACGCATAGCCGATTGTATGTAAACGGCACACTGAGAAGCTGGGTGCACTACATTGAGCTTAGAAGCGCAAACGGCACTCAACAAGAGCACATTGAGCTAGCCAAAGCCTGTGCCACTGTGATCAACCAGCTGTTTCCTCTTATTGACGATTATGTGGGCCAGGATATTGCCTGAGATAAATACTAGCACATTATACAGGAGATTATTATGAAGTATATTGCAACTATCGCATCACTATTGTTGCTAGCAGGCTCAGCGTTCGGACAAGCAGGTATGTGGTATGACGCAGACAATCCCGGGCATGGTATTCAGATTAACCGTGATACTGGTCATGGTCATGCATTCACTTGGTATCTGTATCGTAAGGATGGTTCAACTGCATTTCTGACTGCCGGGCAGACATGTGAATCATTTCCGTGTGCGGTTTCGCTCCACGAACCCAAAGCAGGTTTTATGGGTTCGGGTGACTTCGACCTCGGTGAACCGGTGGGTCTTGCAGAACTGAGCATTACCGAAGAAGGTAAACTGTTGGTTGATTATGAGCTGGTTGCTTGGGTTGAAAAATGTCGTAACTCAACACCCGGTGGAATCATCTTTCAAAAATGTGTTGGTAAAATCGACATGACCAAATTGGCAGAATAATAACAGATAACAACAAGAGCAAAAGGGCATGACTCTTTTGTTTTTTACACACAGAGGACACAACAATGGCAGAAACAAAAAGAAAAGTGGTTGAAAAAACCAAAGTAGGCGAAAGCATCAAAGACAACACAGCGGACGAGTCTGTCACTGAATCTTCCAGCAGTCTATTTTCCGGTACACCTGTATCTCTGGAACAACAAGCACAGTCTCAGGGTCTATTCGTCCAGCTCAACGACGGTGTATTTGTGGACCTGACTCAGATTCAAGGTCACGCACTAAAACACGAAGGCAAAGGCACAGTGTTTCTCAAAGGCGGAAACAGCTTTGATACTCCCTGTGGGGACGAGCTTGTGTCGAGACTCAAACAAGATTCCAGTTATCAGTGTGTGTTTGTGCAGCTCAACGATGGTGTGTTTGTTGATCTCATGGAAGTTCAAGGATATACTCACGAAAAAGACAATGTTGGTCGCGTCTTCCTCAAAGGAGGAAACAATTTTGAAACACCATGCGGCGACGAGCTGGTTTCAAAACTGCGCCGACATCGCTTTTATGATTGACATATGAGTGTTTGCTGTTAAAATATATGTATAACACCCAGAAGGCATGAGACATTACAATGCAAAAATACTATGTTGAGTGCTCATATAACAGGCACACAAGGAAAAAATCTGGCACTAGATGTTTTGTGGTCGAAGCTGACACGTCAGCTGATGCACAAACCATAGCTAGAAAGTTCTATCTCAGTGACGTGAAAATTATAAACATTGATATCAAAGAAATACACGACTTCTATACTGCGAAAAAATATGCAAACAGCAATTGACTTTGACGTAGACATCGACGTAGCTGATAGAAGTGAACTGCTCAAGTGTCTCAATTACACGTCTGCCAGTATACAAACCAACGACGGGCTTGTAAAACACAACACAGGTATCTACTTGCAGAACATACCCATGGAGCCTCTTGCCGGCCACAGCGCCATTGATCATAAATCTGCAGAACAGGAAGGCTACTTTAAAGTAGACATACTAAACAACAGTGTGTACAAAGGCGTGCGCAACAGTGCTCATCTTGACACGCTCATGGAAAAAGAGCCGCTGTGGGAATTACTCGAACATCAAGAAGTTGTAGAACAGCTTTTTCACATCAACAAATATCACTGGCTGTTGAGCAAATACAAGCCTAAAAGCATTGATCAGCTGGCAATGATTCTTGCATTGATACGCCCCAGCAAAAAACATCTCATGGGAGAATCCTGGGAGACCATAGGAGATAGTATCTGGACCAAGCCCAAAGACAACAGCTACTATTTCAAGAAGTCACACGCTGTTGCTTATGCTATGGTAATTGTGGTTCAGCTGAATCTGCTCTGTGAGCAGCTAACACAGGTTGATGTTTAGTCGGTCTTCCGCACCAGCTGTATACTGCGACGCTTGATGCGTTTTTTGATGAGGTTTTGTAGACTGGTCACAGGCCCAAATAAAATCTCCACATCCTTCATGGAAAACGTCTTCAAACAATGGTGAAATTGACGCATTTCATGGTGCAAAAACACATCAATGGGCAGCTGGCGGTTGCTTTCCCACCACCAAAGCTCTCCTAACCCCAAGAAAATCTGTTTGTTTTCTGTGGTGCCGATGCTGTCTACATCATAGAAAGTGAGAATTTGGTTGTCTTGGTTGACCACTATGCCCACATACTCGTTGCCGGCATAGGATATTCCAGTGAGAAATTCAAACTGTGTGTAGGGATTTTCGTTGTCTAACATACCAGCTTTATTTACCACGAATGCAAGATCGCTGTAACAATGTTGGTTTGTGGATAAATACTATAAGATGAACATCAACGACAACAAACTTTATCTATATCAGGATAATATAGACGTTGTGATAACCACAACTGCAATGTACGTGGACAATTTGCCTATGAACCAGAGAAAACTTATCGCACACAAAGGTCTCACCAATGAAATTTTTATCACGGTACGAGACCGTGACCGTAAACCCCAAAATGTGTATGCACAAACTCTAAGAGCATATATCATAAACCCCACCACCAAACAGAGAATTCTGTCTAAGGTTCTAGAGGACACACTGGAGTTGGGCATTGTTAAGTTGGTGTTAGATGACGGAGATTTGGTAAACTTAGAGCCAGGTCTGTATCATGCTTATATAACACGCAGTGACAGCGAGCACCAGGACAAACCTGTGTATAGCAATCACAACAACAATATCAGTCTAAATCTAGAAATCACGGATCAAACGGGCACAACACCTGTGGAAACCCAAGAAGAGACCACACTGTTGGATGTTACTAATCTAGACGGTTTAAATGGCTCTGATGCCAACACATTTGTCACTGGCGCATTTCGTGGCAATCTCAATCGAAACTTTCAAAACGCACAACACACGGTGGCCTTTTATCCAGAGAGTTTCAGCGGCCAAGTTGTAGTACAAGCCAGTTGTCTCAGCAGTACACCACAAACAGAATATTATTCAGGCAGCGACTGGTTTGATGTGGCCACCATCGACGTAGAATCAACCAGCAATAGCATTCACTATACCAATTTTGTGTGCAACTGCAATTGGGTACGCCTAGCTATACTGCCCACTGCTGGCACAGTTGACCGTGTGTTATTGCGCAACTAAGCATTGACTCTCCGCTGAACATCTGCTATAATAGCAGTATGGTCGAAACAGTGATACAAAATGTACACAGGCTAGTGATGGATCATCTGCCTGTGCGTTCAGGGCGTACACCCAGCGGCTGGACCAGCTTTGATTGTCCGGTGTGCAGCGACAAGCGCCGACGCGGCGGCGTTATCATTGATGGTCCACGCATCAGCTATCACTGCTTTAACTGTGGATTCAAGGCAGGCTGGAGCCCAGCACCGCATCTCAGCAAGAAATATCGCAAGCTGGTCACTGCACTTGGCGCCACAGACACTGAGATACAGGCTGCACAATTGTTGTTGTTGGAACACAGCACAGAGCTCTATGACTGTGCTGTGCAGTCGCCCACATATGATTTCTGCAAGTTTGAACACGCTGACTTGCCCGAAGACACACAAAGCATCACCGATCTACCTGATGAACATGAACTAAAAGTATATGCAAAACACAGAGGAATTATGGGATTGTATCCTCTGTTGCACTTTCCAGGAACAGCCTATCGCAGACGTGTGGTTGTGCCGTTTACCTACAACGGCGATCTTGTAGGCTGGAGCGCACGTCACATTGATCCTCCTGACAAACACACACCCAAGTTTTTAAGCAACCATCCTTCGGGATATGTGTTCAATGTAGACCGTTTTGCTGATGCTCACAGAGAAGTTGTGGTTGTTGTTGAAGGACTTTTTGATGCCATACTTGTGGACGGTGTGGCAGTGATGAGCAACAAGATGAGTCCAGAACAGGCACATCTCATTGAAAGCCTCAACAAGGAGGTTATTGTGTGCCCAGACAGAGATCAAGCAGGCAAAGAACTCATTGGTCAGGCCGCAGAGCTAGGGTGGTCAGTGAGTTTTCCACCCTGGCACGCAGACTGCAAAGATGCAGCCGATGCTTGTTCAAGATATGGTAGACTTGCCACCTTGGAGAGCATAATTACACACGCAACTGACAACAAAATTAAAATACAAGTGCAGAGCAGAATGCTATGAGCGAAATGAGAGATTACACAGAAGAAGTTCAAGAGCTGTTTTTGAGATTCTTGATCAGTGATCACGACCTATTTGCACGCTGTCAGAACATTGTAAATCCAGAACATTTTGCTAGAAAGTTTCGTCCTGTGGTAGAGCTACTACAGCATCACAGCAGCAACTACAACAGTGTGCCCACACTGGATCAAATCAATGCTATCAGCAACATCACTCTTGAACAGATCGAAAACGTCACTCCAGACCATCAAAATTGGTTCCTGGATGAGTTTGAGACTTTTAGCAGACACAAAGCTCTAGAACGTGCAATCCTAGAGAGCACAGACCTGCTTGAAGATCAACAGTACGGCGAAGTAGAAAACAAAATCAAGTCTGCCGTTCAAACTGCATTGGTCAGAGACCTAGGCCTAGATTATTTTGAAAACCCCAAAGAGCGTTTGCAGTGGATCAAGGATCAAAGCGGCGCTACTTCCACAGGCTGGAAAGGCATTGATCAGAAACTCTACGGTGGTCTCAACAGAGGCGAAATCACAATCTTTGCAGGCGGGTCTGGCGCAGGCAAAAGCCTATTCTTGCAGAACTTTGGCGTAAACTGGAGTCTGGCAGGTCTCAACGTGGTCTATATCAGCTTAGAGCTCAGTGAACAGTTGATTTCCATGAGGCTAGACAGCATGGTATCTGGCTATGGCGCACGTGAGATCATGCGCAACATGGATGACGTGGATCTCAAAGTCAGGATGAAAGGCAAGGGCGCTGGCAAGTTTCGTGTGAAATATATGCCTTCGGGCATCAACGCCAACGATGTTCGCGCATTTTTGCGCGAATATGAAATACAGGCCGGCGTTAAAGTAGACTGTCTGCTGGTGGATTACTTGGACTTGATGATGCCTATCAACGGCAAGGTCAGTGCAGAGAACACTTTTATCAAAGACAAATTTGTCAGTGAAGAACTGAGAAACTTGGCTGCTGAGCGAGATATCCTCATGGTCACAGCTTCACAGCTCAACAGGGCCGCAGTAGAAGAAATTGAGTTTGATCACAGCCACATTGCTGGAGGTATTTCCAAGATTCAAACAGCAGACAATGTGATTGGTATCTTTACTAGCAATGCCATGCGCGATCGAGGCAGATATCAAATACAGTTTATGAAGACACGATCCAGCAGTGGCGTTGGCAGCAAAGTGGATCTCAAATTCAATCCCGACACATTGAGGATTGAGGATCTAGAAGAAGGCGAAGAAGACGCAGACACTGTGGCCAGCACAGCACTCATTGATCAGCTAAAAAGATCAGGAACAGTGCGTGCACAAGAACCCGAAACAGGCAATGCAGTCAGCGATAGCTTACAACTCAGAGACTTTTTGAAGAGCAAGAAGTGATAAATAGTTGTAATTCCAACAAAGGAGATCGCTGTGAAGAAAAGCCGCAGTATTCTAGAGGAACTCAATCAGATATCAGTGGATCGCGATCGCAATCACGTGGTGGAAAACCGCGGAGAGCATGTGATCAACAGTGCTATCAACCTCATAGAACAGATTGAACGCTACTACGACACAGACACAGCCAAAGATCTCACAAACAGACTGATCAACAGCATACGTGGCAAAGACAGTGCCAAGTTTTCACGTGGCATAAAAAAACACATCCGAGAAAGTCAAAAGGACAAACCCAGTGAGTGAACTGACTCCTCGTTTGTTGCTCACTGAAACAGTATGGCGTCAGCTTGACGAAAGCACACAGCAGTATCTAGTAGAATGGCACAGAGATGTAACACCTCTACTGGAAGAATACTGTGCAATCTATGAAGCAGATCTAACCCCCGATCAGATCCAAAGCATATTTCAGAACGCTGAGCAATATGCTGTAGACAGCAAAAAATACATGACCAAGTTGGGCAAAGCAGGAGACACTGCCCGGGTATCTGCACAAGCAGCCAAAAAGCTCAACGACAAGATCAACGAGCTGGCCAAAAAAGCACAGAACACTGCTCCTGTTGAGAACTTTGATCAAAAGTTTGAACAGCTCAAGTCTGACATTGCCAACAAACTAGGCGGTAACAGCAGCAAAATTGTTGCCGCAGCAAACAAACTGGGCCAAGCTGCCAAAGACAACCCCACAGCAGCAACATTCATTGTTGGCCTACTCACTGTGGCAGGCGCTGTTGCTGGCGGACCACTAGGTGGCGCCGGCGTAGGCTTTTTGATGAGAGCAGGCAAGGATGTGCTCACAGGAGAAAAGCTCAGCACTGCCGCAGGCCGAGCAACCAAAGTTGGTGCGTTAGGTGCCTTGGCTGGCGCAGGCATAGAAGCAATATCCAATGCATTTCCTGGAGCACCAGTCACAGACGTCACAGTAAGTGACAGCGGGTCAGTGGAGTTACCTGACCGCTATACCATCAATGGTGAAGAAGTTAGTGCCGAAGAATACCAACAGTGGAAACAGGACAATCCTGTGTTCTCAGATCGAGAGATGCGTGAGTTTGATCAGCTAGCTCAAAAGGGCGAAACAATCAATCGCATGGCTGAACAAATGGGTGTTGACAATGCTGGCAACAACAATGCCAAGATGATTGGCAATGTTCCAGTAGAAATCAACGGTGAGCCTGTGCCTGCTGAGCTTTACACCGAAGAACAAAAACAATCGCTTTCTGCGGCTCGACAAGCTCGTGCCGCCATGGGCATCTCCGACAGCATTGACTATGAGCTGTTGTTGATCAAACGCAACAGTGGTATAGCTCTTACTGAAGCAGAACAACAGGTTGTCAATGAGTTCGGCTGGAGTGATGTAAAAAAAGTTGCAAGCAACATCAAAGACAAAACCACACAAGCTGCCAAGGGTGCAGGCAGAGAAGCAGGTCAAAAAATCACAGCACGCAAATTGCAAAAGTTGTGGACGGAGGCTGGCTCTCCCACTGACAGCGACGAGATAGCACAAGTTCTTGCAAAAGCTGGTTTAGACGACAAAGGCATTCAAGCAGTCGGCAATGGCGCAGGAGTCGAACTGCCTGCAGTATCTGGCATATCACAGACTAGCAGTAATCAATCATCTTCCGATGATACTGCAGACTCGGGGCGTACAAAGAGTCGTGACGAAGAGAGACTTGAACGTCTCAAAAAAGCTCGAAGCAGTGCAGGACTCAACGACAATGAAGAGTCGGAACCCGAGCCCGAGACTCAAGCCAAATCAGAAGTTGCCTTTCCCGGCACTGATATCGACTTTGAAAAGGCTTGGGTCAAAGCAGACGATCTCACTGCTGCCGATTCCAAGGTCGCAGATGTGCTTGATAAAGTTGCAAGTGGAGTTGATCCCAGTGAGCTTTCAATGCAGGAGTTGCTTGCAGCAAGACGCAAACTCAATATCAAAAAGCCAAAGGCCGCAACAGAGTCTCTGAGACAGGTGTTAAACAAAAAGCTGAAATTATGAGGTTTGCAGAGATACTCAAAGAAGGCGGCAATGTGTTTGCTGGCAAAACAGCGCCCATAGCACGTGAGCACATCGACCCCACCTTAGATAGATACTTTGCAGAGCTCAAGCGAGTATTCCCCAAAAAAGCCAGCATCATGAGTCTGGATCACTTTGTTGCACTAGGCAGTGTGGGCAAAAAAGCCATCAGTGGTGATATTGATTTAGGCATCAGTGCACAGGATTTGCTGGACAAGAACATGACATCAGACAGCATCTCACAGTGGGGCATTGATCCTGCACAAGTGGATGCACAGCAGGAGAAGTTGGCCAAACGTGCTAGAACAGCCACTCCCGAGCAACTGAGAATGAAGGCATTTTTGCAGTTGCTGGGCGCCAAAATCAACAAACAGTCTCCCAACATCTACACCGATGAAAAGAAAATTGGGCCAGGCAACTTGTTCTGCTTGTTCCCACAGTACAACCAGTCCGGTGAGAAGCTGGACACAGGCGTGCAGATCGACTGGATGGTAGGCGATCTAGACTGGCTCACTTTTTCCTACTACTCCAGTGCATATCCCGAAGACAGCAACGTCAAAGGCCTCCATCGCACACAGCTGATGCTGAGCGCATTTCAGGTAGCTGATCTCAGCTTTGATCATGTGAAAGGTGTCAGAGACAAAAACACTGGTGACACTGTGGCAACCAATCCCGAACAGGCACTGGCTATACTCAATGACCGTTTGGGCACCAGCATTGATCGAGATATCACAGAAAACTACTATGAGTTGCATCAAGCCCTGCAAGACCAGCTCACAGTTGAGCAGTATGATCAGCTCACAGACATCTACTTCAAGATTCTAGACAGAACTCGCACAGACATACCAGATGATATGCAGCAACTGTGGAAAGACAAACAGCAGAAGCTGGGTCTTACTGGCAAGTTCCTGCCTGATGACAGCGCACTGGCTCCACTGAAACTCACAGAGTCGGGTGTGGCAGGTGCATCACGTGTGGCCAGCAGACAGGACTTTGAAAAGTTTTTGCAGGACTATGAGCAACTGATATCTGAATTCCCAGGATACCAGAGCATGCAGGCTACAGGCAGTTATCACAGTGATCCCAACAAAGAAGACTTTGGTGACATTGACCTGGTGGTGCATATTCAAAGTGATGCAGACAAAGCACAGGTCAAGCGTGATCTGGCACAGTTCCTGCAAGCACAACCAGAAACTGTGATTGTGCCTTTCAGCAGTGAAAAGCACGCAGGCAAGAGAACCTACAATGCAGGCGAGTTGGTGAGCGTGAGGTTCCACAGTGATAGTGTGGGCGATAGCGCACAGATCGACAACATCATTGCACTAAGCTCGGGTGAAGCAGAATACAAATCAGGATTTCTCAACTATCCTGCACCCAAGCAAGGACTTATCCTGGGCTTGGTTAAAGTGGCTGCACAGGAGACTGATCCTGCTCGATTGTTTGACATGCTGGGCATAGATGTAAATCCCAACTTGCCCGAAGGCCAGGAGTGGGAGTTCAACATATCGCCCGTAGAACTGCAACTGCGCCGAGTAACCTATGAGCCGGGTACCACCAAGCAAGCCAGCAGAGACATTGTGTGGCGCAGTCGTGACATGAATGATCTGGAAACACTGCTGTATCAGTATGATCTAGATCAGAGTTTTGAAGACCTTGTTGTGCAGGCACAAGGTGTAATCAAAAATCCACGCAGTGGTGCCAGGATCGCAGGCCTGTTTCGGAGCATGATCACAGTGAAGTCAGGTGAAATGGGCACACCCAAGGCACAACAAAAAATAGCAGCAATCAAGCTGATTGATCAGGAATTCGGAAAATGAGCCTAAATCTATACCAATACCACAGCGAACCTGAAAGCCTATATGGGTTTGATCAAGCCACTGAACATGTTCCCCATGTGGCATGGAATCACTATAAAGGTGATGTTGAAGAACTCAAGAAACGAGAACACGTATGGGCAAGGAGTGCAGCGTATAGCCATAGGTATGCCGACGATGTCCTCGAGGAGAGATTCCCAGAAGGCGAACCAGCCATTGCAACAAGCGCAAAGTATAGCCATTGGTATGCCGACGATGTCCTCGAGGAGAGATTCCCAGAAGGCGAACCAGCTATAGCTGAGAGCGCAGGGTATAGCTATCTGTATGCCCTCAGTGTCCTCAGTGGGAGATTCCTGGAAGGCGAACCAGCCATTCGTGGTAGTGAATACCAAGAAGACTATGAACAAATATTTGGAATCAAGCTATGAGCCTGAATCTATACCGATATCATAGTGATCCTGAGAGCCTGCGTGGAGACGTTGGGCAACTCTTAGATGGCATTATGAAAGAGCAACCCAACTATAATAAGCAGTTTGGCGAGTTGGTATATATGCAAACTGGAGAACTGAGAGAAGTAGTAGATCTTACTGGTAATGAGTTAGCTAGACAGGCTGCTTCATCTCTTGCAGGCGAGGACAGTTTTATTGATTGGTTTTATCATGATTATAGCCCCAGCAAAGAAGAGGTAGAGTTTGAATTTGATAAATATTTTGAGACATACCCAGAAGATGACAAGAAACTCAAATCATACCTGAAAAAAGAATATGACTATGATGGTGAACAAGATATCTTTGATTTTGTATATGACAATAACATTGATGAAATTGTCAGTGCTTTGGATAGTGCATACTTTGAAGGGATTGCAGTTGGTGCCGAAAATGACATGCACAAACACTTCAAATCAGCACTAGAAGACATACCATATCTGAGATATGACGGTGATAATATATTACATGCTGATCAATACTATATCACCTATTCACTCAGAGAATTTGATTTAGAGTTTGATGTACATGAGGACATTGATGACTTTTTGGATGCCATACACGATGACATATCGGAAGCAATCATTTGGAATTTCAGTTTCCGTGAACCACACGATGGCTGGATCGGTTTTCACGAAGAGTCTGCATTTGATAGACTCCGTGATGAGTTATATGGGGAAATATTCTCAAAGGATGATGAATAGTGAGCCTGAAATAGCTATCGGTATGCCAGACAAGTCCTCCATGGGAGATTCCAAGCAGGAGAACCAGCCATAGCTGAAGATGCAAAGTATAGCTATCGGTATGCCGAAGATGTCCTAGAAGAGAGATTCCCCCAAGGAGAACCAGCCATAGCTGAGAGCGCAGAGTATAGCTATCTGTATGCCGAAGATGTCCTAGAAGAGAGATTCCCCCAAGGAGAACCAGCCATCCGTGGTAGTGAATACCAAGAAGACTACGAAGAACTAGTTGGAATCAAGTTATGAGCCTGAGCAATGATATGAATAATAGTTTTACTAAAGTGTTTGATAAATACACCGTAAAGCACTATATAGGAAACATTTTATGAAAATATTTGAGATCATAGGAGGACACCTTCTTCTTGAGTATGCAGAGACCAAAGTTCAAGGTATTCTCAAAAACAAACAGAAGATGGACAAACTGTTACAAGCTGCACAGGCAGATCGTGCTGCAGATGTAGACAGCACTGTGGCCAGCAATAATCAGGAAGATCCCGAATCTCATCCCGCAGAGCCAGTGTTGCGAGCCATTGCTGATTTTGATCCTACTGAATATAGCAAATATTTAAACTGGATAGTTGACAGATATATCGATGGCGATTTTAGTGTGGAAGATCGTGAAGCTGTTTTTCAGACACTGAGCGGATTTCAGCAATATCAAAATCGTCTGGAAATCAAAGACATCAATCAGTACAAGCGGCTCAGTGATATTCGTCGAGCAGTGCAACCACTGCAACAGGCAGACGCTCCTACTAGTGCACGGCAGGAACGTAAACGCAACAAAGAAGCTGATTATCGAGAAGGCGAGATAGAAGCCATCATTGACGGCAGCAGGTACAGGGTTCATGTGCCCAAAAGCCAAGCCGCCATGAACTATCTTGCCTGGCTTAACACCGACAAGGACTCGATTGAATGGTGCACAACCACCGGACGTGGCGAACGGTTTGATAGTTATTCTAAAGATGGCACAGTATATCAGATCAGTGTGGACTTGTTCAAGGAAAATCCCAGAAAGTTCTTGCTGCATTATGAATCGGGTCAATTTATGGATGAACAAGATGACCCTATTGAAAGTAGAGATATTGATTTCCTCAGTGGATTTCCAGAACACAAGCAATAGCTATCGGTATGCCAGACAAGTCCTCCATGGGAGATTCCAAGCAGGAGAACCAGCCATAGCTGAAGATGCAAAGTATAGCTATCGGTATGCCGAAGGTGTTGTGGAAGGAAGATTCCCAGCTGGCGAACCAGCCATAGCTGAAGATGCAAAGTATAGCTATCGGTATGCCGAAGGTGTTGTGGAAGGAAGATTCCCAGCTGGCGAACCAGCCATAGCTGGGGATGCAGCGTATAGCTTTCTGTATGCCAGAAATGTCCTCGGTGGGAGATTCCCAGAAGGAGAACCAGCCATAGCTGAGAGCGCAGGGCATAGCTATCGGTATGTCCTGGATGTCCTAGAAGCGAGATTCCCAGAAGGCGAACCAGCCATAGCTGGCGATGCACGGTATAGCTATCTGTATGCCAGAAATGTCCTCGGTGAGAGATTCCCAGAAGGAGAACCAGCTATTGCTGACGATGCACGGTATAGCCTCGGGTATGCCGAAGATGTCCTCGGTGCGAGATTCCCAGAAGGAGAACCAGCTATTGCTGGGGATGCAGAGTATAGCTTCGGGTATGCCAAACATGTCCTCAGTGAGAGATTCCCCCAAGGCGAACCAGCCATTGCAACAAGTGCATGGTATAGCTATCTGTATGCCCTACGTGTCTTAGAAGAGAGGTTCCCAGAAGGAGAACCAGCCATTCGTGGTAGTGAATACCAAGAAGACTATGAACAACTATTTGGAATCAAGCTATGACCCAGAGCAATGATATGAACAATAGCTTCTCTGACATTCGCAAACAGGTGCTAGGCAGTAGCAACCGTTTTCAACTTATTGACACCGAGTTGTGCGAAGCATTGTTGTATCGTAGCACTCGCAGTTTTGGCATACTCTCAGGCAGAGATATTGCTGATCTCTTGTTCATACACACCATGTTGTTGTATGTGTTAGCACAAGAACAAAACACCGAACAGTATGCCAGAGACTATGCTTATCGCACTATACAGTATGGCACCTACTCCTTGTTTAGGACTTTTGCCACCGACATCTATCTGTTGGCTTATACTGCACTGGTAGATCACAGCAGTCAGATAAGTCTTAGAAAACACACCGACAGCAGAGATTTCTTGGACTCTTTGAGCTTTAATCGTCGTCAGCATGTGGATTTTCTCAGACGCATTGCCACAGGTGATGATACCACGGGGCTTGCAGTAAGCTATCTATATAGATTGGAAACACAGCTCAAGATACGCAATCCACGATACAAGACTCTCAGGCGCATGGCCATAACCTGGCACACCATGGCCCACAAGGAAAAAATGTCTTTCTTCAAACGGGTAAACACTGAGATGATGAGGATTACCACCGGAGGTTCAAGACGAGCCGAGTTGGTCAAATATGGCATCAAGCCACTGCTTTCAACAGCAAACAACACTGATAAATAGTTGTAAATCACAGGTGGTATATCCATGAAGATTCAAGAATTATTTGAAGAGGTAGATCAAGGAGAAGCAGAGGCAGTGTACAGAAGCCTTGTGGCAACCAACGATCCTGCAGCAAAATATTTTCAGCAGACAAGATACAATCGAGCTCACACCACAGTTGACAGTGCACAAAGAGCAGCTGAGCGCCTTGCACGCAAAGACCTCGAAAAAAAGTCTGAAAAAGAACGCAAGAAAATTGAAAAACAGCGTAAAAAAATGCAAGCAATCAGAGACAAAGAGTATCAAGATGCCATGCAAGCTGCTGAACCCCAGCAAAAAAAGACTGTACCCAAAGATAGCAAATTCAAGGGCGCTGTTGACGCCGGAGGCAAGCAATTCAAGGGCGCACTAGGCACTATGCAAAAAGCCTGGCAACGTGGCGAAAAAATTGGCGACAAATTCACCAAAGCTACCAAAAAGTAGCACCAGCTAAATTAACAAAAAAGATAAATAAAAGCAAAGGCAACAGGTTTGCCTAGTAAACATTTAGGAGAAGTACAATGGCACAGATTAGAGTAAATGGATCAGCTGCATCAGACCAGTTTCTGTCAGGTGATCTTTCATTTTTTTGGGTAGACGCAGGGACTGACATCAGTGATTTCGGCTTTCATGCAAACGGCGAACCCAAAGACGGCGAAGTTGCATCACAGCTGCTACAGAGTGTTGCTAACTTGGTGATCTTGGATGCAGACGCAGACGACGCAAATATCTTGTACGTTGCCACAGAAGTTGGCGGTGTAAGCGCAGGCGTGTTGGAAACTGCACTGCAAGGTCAATTTGCCAGCGCAAACGTTCAACAAGGTGTGTTCGCTGTTGCACTGTAAACGTAGACCTTGCTAGAATGCAAAAAGCCCTCCTAGGAGGGCTTTTTCTTGGCTGTGGCATCAACATAGAAATCTCCGATATAGATAAATACTAGCAATAACGGAGTTTCAACTATGGCTTTAAGTGATCGACCAGGTGCAATGGCAAGCTCGGAAGTGCTCACAGGCAACATCGAGTATTTCACATTGTACACCAAGTTAGACATCACACAGACCGGCGACTTTGCAGATGATAGTCAAAAAGACTTTGAAAGCGTAGTGCAGGTTATTGCACTGCGTGCTATGCCTGTGATCATGAATAACCCTGTATACTTGAACGGAGTGGGTGCCAATGTTTTGGAGAGCTTTGGTGCTCCCAGTCTCACAGGCGCCGGATGGATCTTCAAGTTTGCTTTTGAACGAGAAGACGTGCACACAGTTGGCACGCTGATTGACGAACTAGATGGCATTGTGCTTAACAGCGGCACAATTAGCACTTCTGGCTCTGTGAACACAGAATTTACCAAACAGGATCTACTATAATGTCTGACAAACAAAACGAATTTGAACGCAAGGCTCAATTGTACATTGAATCAGGCAACGTGGAAGCACACATCATTGCTGATATGTTGCGCATTGAGAACATCACCACAGAGTTGCGTGAGTTTAAACAGTACACCAAACAGAGACTGGACAAGCTGGAAAGCTGGATTGTTGCCATTGTGGGTGTCACAGTAACCACGCTGTTGGCCACAGTGGGATCTATTGTGTTTAGGATGTTGGCAGTATGAAGGTAGCAGAGCTCACAGAAGGCTTGCTGGTTGAAGCCAAAATGGTGTGGCGTCGCAGTGGCAACAAGATCAAACGTGCAGTGCGATGTACCAGTGGCAGACGCAAGGGCAGAGTTGTTAGCAAAGCTTCGCAATGCAGTGCGCCCATCGACATCAAAAAACGTCTCACATTGAAGAAGTCAAAGGCCAAGTTTGGCAAAAGAATGGCACGCAAGGCACGCAGGACCAAGCGCATGAATCCTGCTAGTCGTAGATTAAAAACACTGAATAGGTGATCCATGAAACTGTCAGAGTTTAACAGACAAAAAGACATTTTTGAGTATGGCATGACCTCCGGTGAGTCTACGCCTGTGTCACAGCAACAAACTGGTGCAAGTGCTCAAAGCCGGTCTACCACACAAAAACCCAGTGCTAGTCCAAGCACTGCTCCCAGCAACGCTCCTAGTAGTGCTCCATCGCCGAGCCCTAACACACAAGGCACCGATCAAGAATCAGACGAGCCAGAAGCACAGATAATGCAGGCCAATCAACTGGAAAAAGATGCTGTGTTTCCCAGCGAGCAAGGAAATAGTGTGCGTGTGATTAGCCCTGCCAATGAGCTTGATCCTGATCTACCTAATGACGCAGAAGATTCAGTGATAGTACAGGACGAGCGCACTGAAAAAATCTATGCACTTGATCCACAAAGCAAGGTTGCTATACCTCAAGTAGAAGAGAGTGTGTTTGATCGTTTTGATCGTCTCAGTTTAGGTGAACAGTTACAAGTTATGGCTGAATTGAACAGCGATGTGATCAACGAAGCATGGAGTAAAAAATACAAAGACTCTATCAACTGTTCAAATCCCAAAGGCTTTAGCCAACGAGCGCATTGTGCAGGCAAAAAGAAGAAGAAAAAAACCTCAGAGACCATAGAAGCAGAGCAAGACATGGCTGCACTGTTGACAGCATATGGTTCTCCGGACAAAAAGAAAAAGAAACGCAAGAAGAAAACTTCAGAGAACACCAAACCTTATTTTCTCAAGCCCGGCGAACTGCGTGGTAGCTGGAAGGACGCTGATCTAAGGAAGCTGGGCTTTAAATTAGCCCGCAATGGCAGCTGGTATACCAGCCAGGCAAACTGGCAGAAACTTTCAAAGGTAGGCGAACGCCACTGGCGTTCACTGATCACAGAGAGTGCACAAGTTGATGAGGCTGTGCCTGACAACGACACAGAGTACAAATTGCGTCAGATAATGAGTCAGCCGCTGCTCACCAGTGACATACGCTCTCAAATGGAAGCATATATAGCAGTGCCAGATCCAGAAATGTTGTTACAGTTTCGTCTTATGCGTGCCGAGGGCGGCGACTGTGTAGATTTACGCTCTGTGGTCAAGCAGTACATGGAAAAACTGCATCCATCTATAAAACAAAAATTCACTGAAAACACAAAAACACAAACAAAAACAAAAACTCAAACAAAAAATAATACAAACAATCTTGACGATTTGTTAAATCCTAAAACAGATACCATGCCTGCTGCCACCTCTAATAATCGGGCTTCCACACAAAAGGTCTCTGTGAAAAAGGCCACTGCAGCAGACACCGCTCGTGCCACCACCAATATCAGACCCACAGATACTATGGTAGGCGCTATGAGCAGATTGCAGGATATTGAACTGGATGACACAGATGACGTGGGTTATGAGCCAGTTGAAATAACCTCAGACACGCTTCCTGCGGTGATCTCTAAAGAGCTAACCACCGATGGGGTACAGAGTCCTAAATTTCACCAAATAGCTAGTTTGCCTGGCAATATGTCTCGTGTGATACGACACGTGGGCAAAAAACTGTTTGGCTCATTCACCCGTACCCCCACTGAAGATATCTACATGATTGGTGATTTAGGCGGCATGGGTCCTAATAGTCATCTTGAAGTCAACAGCGTGGCTGGGTGGGTAAAGAAAAACGGGGTACCTGTTACTGATCTCAGCACCATTGATTTTGAGGGAGTCATGCCGGGTTATACCGCAGAGTATCAGCTTTATGATGTTGGTGGTGTGCGGTGGATGCTGATACAAGACAGCGTTGATGGTGAGTACATGGGCAAGTATATCTATATGTGGCCGCAACAAGACAGTCGTGATGTATGGCAGGATCAAGACCAGTTACCTGGTCGTGTAGGTCGTGTTCTAGAATCAGTCAACTACTATCTGAAAAAGTATTCAAAATGAGATTCAGTGAGATTGCAAAGACGGTAACGCCCCTAGAGATACCCAGAGATAAAATGCCTCAGGTAAATGCGCAGGATCTAGAAAAATCTCATCGCACCAAAGAGCTCATCATGCCACTGAGCAGACTAGTACCTTCACAGAGCGAGCGAGTATCGGGTCTCACAGCAGAAACTGTAGAGCGCATACAGAGTGATGGTGTCAAGCCCATAGTGATCGATCGGGATAACCGCATCATCAATGGTCATCACAGATATGATGCATATCAGCAACTGGGCTATAACTCAGTAGACGTGATCAAAGTGCTTGATGCAAGTGTGTTAGATCTGTGTGCAGAATATGACCATAAAACCAGTGATGAGTTTGCTGAACAGCAGGTCAACGAAAGCAAAGTTGACCGCGTGTTGGAGTATTTTGTAAAACTCTATCGCAGGAACAGCAAAAATCCTCAGTTTCAGAACAAATCACGGAGCCATGTACTACAGCGCACGCTGTGGCAGCTGAGTTTGTTGGCTGATATAGATTATCGCCGACTGGAACAAGAACTGCATCGGCATATCAAAGACGGCAAAATGCCAGAAGAGCTTGGATTTCGCAAAGACCTGATCACCAACGAAGATGATGTTGCAGAAAACTTTGCAGATGGCAAAAAGAAAGGCAAAAGCCGTCCAGGAAGAGCCAAACGAGCAGGCGTAGACTGCAGCAAAAGTATCACTGATCTCAGAAAGATGGCCAAAAACAGTTCCGGTGAGAAGCAGAAGATGGCTCACTGGTGTGCCAACATGAAATCAGGTCGCAAGAAAAAATCATAAGATTCAATAGGTTATAGCACATCAGCTTTTGTGTTGACATATCACTAGTTTACCGTATAATAACAGTGTAGAACAAAAAGTTCTAGAACACACGTTATGGCTGACTTAGGTGATATATATGAGTGTGAAAAACTTTGCTAAAAACGGCATTCCCACAGACTTTGCTGAAAAGCTGGTTCGCGAGTTTCGTGTAAAACACAACGCCAAACTCAAACCGGTTGACGGCAAGCCACTCAGTACAGATGTATATGCCGGAGACATGCTGATCAACGTACTTCCATCGGGCGAAGTGATTGCTTTCTTGGCTGGTCATAAATCTCGCCGAGAATATAGGTTTACTGGAATCCGCTATACACATGACGGTGAGTTCAGGTATACCTACACCGACAGCATTGCTGAAGCTACCTCGGGTATGACCAAGCGTGGACCCATGTACATGCTAAATCACGGGGGAGTTTTTCACTCCAGACACAGAGAAGAAAAGCCCACTCCTGCTAAACTGGAAAGACACAGAACTGCAACTGATCAGCTTAGTGGCGGAATGTGCGACATTTTGAACTACATGAACAAAACATATTTGCCACATTTGAAGCCACAGCTGGAACAGATGGTTGATGAAATCTTCAGCAATCTGAGAAAACTCTCCAAAGATCTAGACAGTCGTGGCCATAGACTGCATTCGTACTCAAGAGATCAGCGAGCAGAAGCACTAGCTGCAGCAGGCCGAATCGAAGACATCATAGAAAAGGGTTTTACCACAGAATCACAGCAAGACTTCTTGAGACAGCAAGGAGTCGAAACGGTTAGCCCACGTTATGCAGGTTACCTGTATGCAGGAGAATGGGAAAGAACCATTCACTCTTTGGAGGAACTCCAGCAGCAAGATCCTCTGACTCGTGCTAGATGGGCAAAAACACTGCTGGAAAACGCCAGAGAACACTGGCAAACGGTGATGGACATGGTTGATGCCGACATTTATCGGGCACTAAGTGGGGACACAGAATCAGATAAATAACAGTAACAGCAAAAAGTTGGAAACTGTTATGAAACTAAGTGATATTATCGGTCAAGACATGCAGATGCCCATAGCGGAAACCACCAGCGCAGGTGGTGTTGCAAGCGTAGCACAGCCCATGGGCAGCACAATCAGTAGAAAAACACGCAAAAACAAACGCAAAAAAGCTCGTGAAAACACTGATGTGCCCTCTGAGGTTGAACTTGATGAAGGCAGCAGAGAGTGGGTAATAGGTGCACTGGCAGCCATGGGCATGCTTGGAGGCATTGCTGGTCTAGACCACAACACCAAGCAGCTATTAAATAACGATACGCAAATGCAGACACTGGTCTCTTACTATGAAGATGCCAAAGAAGCGGGAGACCGTGAAGCCATGAAGCAGTTGAAAAAGCGTATACATAATCACAAAGGACGCCTTCTTGCAGGCTATGGTCCTGTGATGGGTGCTGATGGCGAGCCCATTGTGCCCAAACGTGATAGCACCACAGATGCTCGCAGATCTAACATTGAAGAAACCTTACACGGCAATGAGTTTTTTGAGAAGTATGGCTGGATTGAGATATCCAATCAACTCACAGAAGCTGAATATCAAGGCCGTGATGTTGATCTCAACAAGCCTATTCGCAGCAGCAACGGTCCCAAAAAGTTTCATGTTTATGTGAACTCAGGCAAAAAAACCAAAGATGGCAAAATCAAAGTGAAAAAAGTGAACTTTGGTGACCCAGACATGGAAATCAAACGCGACGATCCTGAAGCACGCAAGAGTTTTCGTGCCAGACACAACTGTGATCAGAAAAAAGACAAGACAACTGCAGGATACTGGAGTTGCAAGAAGTGGTAATGTCATTATGAGATTACATGAACTTTTCACAGAGAGCAAGGCACAAGTCAACGTATCCAGTGCAGACAGCGATCAATATCTGAATTCTGAAGAGCACGGTCCGGACTCACCGGAGCGTATCAAAAATAATCTTCTACGAATGGCACAGAGTCTCGACCTCGAACTGGTACCGGGCTTTGATGAATACACCAGTGTAAAAGCCAGCAAAACCGACGGCGAAAAAAGTCCACTGTCTGATATCCCTGAGAAATAATTATTGTGAGAGCAGTAACAGCCAAAAATGGTGTATTGTGTCTGCTAAGTCGCGACGAGTCGGCTCTGTATGGTCGTGCCGAGATGGAAGGCAAGTTACTGTGTGACAAACTCTCAGAACGGGAAAATTACATAGCTGACGAACTCTACAAGAAAAACATATTTTTCAAAACACACAAAGGCAAAGGCATTGGATACAAAATCTACCCCAACAAACAAAAACTTTGATAGCAAACAGGTAACACAGAGTCTCAAAGGCATTGTGGACACTGTGAAAAACAGACCTGTGTATGTGATTGCACAGAATGCACACTGCGGATATGATCTCGTTGACTATAATAGCAGGCAGCCTGTGCTATCACAAATACCCACCAAGCATCTAGCAGATATGGTTTGTGAGCATTGCAACACCAAAAATCGCACAGTATATTATTTTTCCAAGGCACAGCAGGTGCTTGAGCAGTATACCAAGCTCTACAATGACACCACTGTGTACAGTCATATTGCCTACAACAGCAAAGACAACAGCAGAGCCAGTGTAGCTCGTATGCGTCTAATGCATGCACGTCAGCAGATGGAACAGCTTCTATTGAGCCTCAAATTGCCTGTGTGATCCTGTGTGTGTTTTCACTGAGATAGATAAATAAGTGTAATAAGCAAATTCACTGGGAATATAACCATGCAACTGAACGAATTCAACCAAACGCCACTCAAACGCATAAACAAGATCAACAAAATGCTATCTGAGCAGTTTGGCATCACTGTGAAACCAGGCAGTAGCAAATCACAGTTGATAAAACTGCGTGAATCAGCAGAGCAGGCATTGATCACCATGCGCAACAGCAGCAAGAAATTTCATCTAGATCCCGACTATGCCAAGTTCCTGGGCATCAGAGACATTGCCGACACCGTCCTAGAAGGTGAGATGTATGCACAATCCCCGGCCTACGAAGGCATGTGCAACCATGTGCAGGAAACAGTCAGAGAGCTAATGGATTCGGGTTACACTGCTGATGAAGCAGCATCAGAGTGCATGAACCGCTATCGCAGAGATAACCGTTATGCCTATGATGATGAATTTGTGTTGCCTATTGTGCTCACTGCCGCAAAAGACTATGTCAAAGAGTATGGTGGCAGTGCAGAACAGCAATTAGATGAAATTTCTGGTCAAAGTGTTGCCAAGCCCAGTGCACAGGTCACACGTTGTATTGCCAAAGAATGTGGCATCAAAATGCAAAGCGGTGTCAGTGCCATCGACAACATTGAGCGCCAGCTCAACATGTTTTCCAAGGTCAGTGGCAAGCCGCGTGATGCAGTGGTGAACTTCCTCAATGAACTTGATGAAGATAGCATGATCGAAGGTGTGAAAATGTTTGGTCGCAAGATCTCAGAGACCAATGCATTTATTGCTGCTCGCCGTGATGCTATTAAGAAGGGCAAAAAAGAATTCGAAATTAACGGAGAAACATATCCAGTCACAGGCGCTGACAAGCAAGAAGTCAAAAGCATCAAAGAATCCGCTGTCAAAGAGAATAAGAGGGCCATCAAGGGTAGCGTTAACGAATGGTTTTTCTACGATAAGGATCACAATGATTACCAAGATGACGTAGAAGCTGTTGCCAGTGCAATTTTTTACAGACTGCGAGTTAGCCACCAAGACGAGATTAAATCAGTGCCTACGTCAGAAGTTCAACGAGCAGTGTTTGATGCGGCAGAAAGACATGCAGAAGGCGGCATAGACGAGCTGGGTAGCAGTGATGTCAGCATCTTGGTAGACGAGGTACTAGGAGATCTAGGATTAAAGGAATCAAGCATGCAAGAAAACTATCTGAGTCTAGACGACATGATGATTGCAGAAGACGTTGATGTAGAGCAAGCAGAAGTTGTGATGGCAGTGAGAGCTCTGTCCAGCGACCTTCAGGATCAAATTGAGCGTCTAGGACGCATGGTCAACGAAGATTTGCCACCAATTGCAGATCAAATCAAGGCAGAAATGGGCGCAGATACTGCTCGTCAATTCTATGATCGTGTGAGTGAACTGGTGAATACACAACTCGAACATGCACGTGAAGCCAAGGATGGCATGGATGAGGCCATCGGCACACTCACAGGAGAGGAGGAGTCATTGGGTCTAGCAGGCAACGACGACATGCCCGACATGGATTTTGACAGCATGGACACAGAAGAGCCCGCAGACGACTTGGATTTAGATCTAGATGATCTCGATGAGCCTGCAGGCGAAGAAGAACCACTGGGCAGATCTGCAGTATAATGCTGATACGTGATATTGTCATCACAGAAAGCTATGTGAACGAACTCGTGGAAGTGGTTCGTAACCTGCTTTCTGTGCTAATTGCCAAAGACATCGACAATATCCAGACAGAAAAATTTCAACAGTTGCTTGCACAAGAAGGATATGTAACAACCATCCAAGAACTGATACAAGCAGTGGACCAAAGCGGATATGCCAGCAGTGTTGATCGTGAAACAATTGTTCCTGGCGACGAGTTGCCAGATGACATGTCGCTGTCAACAACCAACACCGGCGACGAAGTAGACGTCTCCAGCATGGCACAAGATCAAGCAAGCAGTGATATATCTGACGAGTTATAAATGGCAACAATTTTTACAAACGCACACACCGCAAGGCAAGACACACGCAACAATAGCGTGATACACAGTGAAGTGCGTAGCATTGAGACTGCTGTGCTGGCCAACATTGATGCTGGTGTGTTATATGCCAATATAACCTCAGGTACGCCTGTTACCGACAGCAATGTGTACTACAAGGCCTATATGGGTATCACTGATAATCGCACACTGGTAGACCAACTAGACTACGTGAGCAAGTACTTCACTGACCTAGGTTATGGCGTTAGCATCACAGAAAACCCTTCAAATCCAATGACTTTGGCCTGGAACATCAGCTGGTAATCATTGACAGCACACTTGATGCGTGCTAGCATAGTAAGCTATGTTAATCGAAAAATATCAATACCCCGAACTTCGCAGAATACAAACAAATGCTGGCAGACAGTACTGTGACGATCAGCACGATCCTGTGCCCAGTGTTACCACCATACTCAGCAAGACCGGTGATAAAAGCGGTTTAGATGCCTGGCGGAAGCGTGTAGGAGAAGCCGAAGCACAGCGTATCAGCACAGAGAGTGCTAATCTGGGCACCAAAGTTCACAACAGTTTGGAAAAATATATCTTGGGTGAGGACTGGGAAATCACAGGCACCAATTTGATAAGCACTATGGCAAAGAAAATGGTCTCTGAGATGGTCGACCAGGGCTTGACCAAAGTAGACGAGCTTTGGGGCACAGAAGTTGGGCTTATTGCAGATGGTCTCTATGCAGGAACCGCAGACGGTGTAGGCGTTTACCGTGGTGTTGACAGCATCATTGACTTCAAGACAGCACGAAAGATCAAGAAGCGTGAGTGGATTGAGGATTATTTTATGCAAGGTGCTGCCTATGCTCTGGCACACAACGAGATGTTTGGCACAGAGATAGCACAGATTGCTATTCTCATGGTTGACCGCGACGGCAACTACCAGGACTTTGTGGTGGATCACGAAGAGTTTCCTCGATACTGTGAGCTATGGTCTGAGCGAGTTGCTGAGTATTACCGCAAACATGCTAAATAGCTGTGAAACTGTTTAGCGGAGAACTCACATGAAAATAATTGAACGCTTCGGCGGAGTGCTTTTTGCTCTAGTAATAGTAGCCACAGCACTTTTGCTCAATAGCTGTGAAAACGGCGAGAGGGTAGAACCCACTTTTGATCGCAGTGGCACAGTGGTAGAAACCCGTGTCAATGTTCATGATCGTCTCAGAGACATGCACAACGCCTATAGAGATGTCCACGATCTATCTATTTCACATGATCTAACAGGCCTTCAGGGTTTTGCTGTATGGTATGAATTCCCCAGCGGCAAGCCCAACAACGAGTCATATACCTGTGAAATACACATTGTACGTCCAACGAGAGTAGATGATTCTTATACTCTCACACTAGGGCACGAAATGCTACACTGTATCTACGGCAGCTATCACAAGAAGAAACACTAAAGTGATAAATACTGTTATATGCGCCTAGCGGAGATATAACAGTGGCAGATGACAATAACAGAACAATTGTAGCAAGAATTCAAAATCGCAGAGGTCTCAAGCAAGATTTACCACAACCTCTGAGGGTAGGCGAAGTTGGCTTTACCACAGACAGTCGCCAGGTGTACATAGGCGCTGACAGTCAACATCCCAACAGCTCACAGTACAGCGCAATCAGCTATTTTGAAAATACCTTAAATGCTCGCGCCCACACAGAGAGCATTGTGGACAATCAGCTAATTGCTTTCACTGTGCCTTTTATAAAGTTTTCGCCTGGCGAATTCAACAACCTCAAGAAGAACAAAAGTTGGCAGCCAGATGCCAGCCGAAGTATTATCAATTCCGCACAATCACCGCGTTGTAGATATACCAGTTCAACTCAGCCAGTGTTTGGCGTCAATGCCACTGCTAGCATCAAAGCCACAGTGGAAGACGACAGTGCCAGCGCGCGTAGTTCGTTCAATATCACAGGCGCGCCTTCTGATTTATCACGCATACTGGGCAAGGACACTGCCGGAGGCAATACTTTAGTACACGGCGACTTTGTTCGTCAAGCCGACGGTTCAGCTTTGCCTGGCCTTGAGGGCCCTGTGAGGATAGATAATTCTCAGCGCATTGACAATAACACTTATCGTGTTACTTTGGCTGGAGGCAAAGGCACTGTTATTGACTCTGGCACCGAGTTGGAATTTTTTCGTTATCCCACAACCAACCTGTTTAGCAGTTACACAGGGCCAGACGAAACACAGCGAGAATTTGTCAATGGTGATGTTGTGGTCAAGAAAAATGGCACACAGTTGGTTCCTGACGACAACAGTGTCAAAGATCTACCTGGTCCAACTGCAGACTTTGTGTTTGATGCTAGCAATGTGTCAACATCAGGCAGCCATGTACTCACACTACGCACTGCGCCTAGCGCACAGGACACTGTTACACTGAATTACTATAGTAATACTGCTGTGCTGGGCGCGCTAGAAGGTGTACCAATCACAGGCAAAGACCCAAACAAAAAATACGTATCTCGCACAGTCCCCAAAGAGTCGTTTTACAGCGAGTATGATATCGAAGATTTTCTCAGAGTTGATCCCGAATCACTGAGAATCAGTGATACCAGTGGTCTGGGTTATATTGCATTCAACCAACATCAGATTTCTGTGCTGGCAAAAAGCACTGCTGATGTTAGCAATGTAGCCTTAGGCAATTTATTGGTGCATCGCTCAGACAGTGTGCTAGACACTACAAACACCGAAATTGAAAACAGTTTACCCGAAAGCACGCCAAGCACAGTGGAGATAGATTTCAGCAGCGGTTCGTCTGTGGAGTTCAACAACAACCTTGCTGTGTTTTCTGTGCCCGGCGCTAATATCAGTGGGCCACAGGATCGGTACAGATATGATCATCTGAGAATTTCCACAAGCAATGATCATTACATTGAACAGGCAGTGGCATACTATCCAGTGAGCAGTGTGCCGGCAACCGGCACAGTAGAAGTAGAAGTGCCTGATATTGAAAATGCTGTGTTTGTGAGAAATGCAGAAGCCAACCTAGACACCAACAGCAATGTGCTCACAGTTACTGGGGATGTGCGCGGAGTTCAGCCCAACGACACTGTTACGGTGTTTACTCATGACAGCAATATTTCTGGCGATGTTGTTAATGTATCCAGCAATGTGTTTACTCTTTCCAATGTTTCTGCTTTGTCAAACACCACAGTAACCTTTGTTAATCATGCAACAGGCGATTCATCGAACACGTTTCAGGTGTTGATTCCAAATCACAGTCTAGATAAAAATGGCGTTGATGCTGTTGTGGTATTCAGTGAAAATTTTGGTGAAAATTCAAACACCAACTTCATAGTGCGTGACACAGACACTATTGTTGTAGAAGACAGTGTTACCAATCTAGCTAATGTGTCCAACACACAAGAAACAGGAAAGGTTCGTCCTGTGCTGCAAGATAACGCAGAAGGTGTCACAGTTGATCCTATTCTCAGCATTGATCTATCATCAGCAACCACACTGCAAGAAGCCAGTGACATTGTCAGTGAAGATCGCAACATATCAATTCCTGCAGCCGGCATCAGCACGCTGGATGCCAACAGTGTGGGCACAGTGAGCATATTTCCTGAAATGTTTGTGATGCCCAACAACGACAACCGTGTTGTGGTCACACAGCGCAGTGGTTACTCCAGCGTGGACATCGGCGGGGTTGAGTTTGAGCTATTCGAAGATTCACAGGGCACACTCAGCAATCTCAAACTGGAACCGCGGGCCTATGACAGAGATGACACTGTGCGAGCCAAGCTAGAGAAGTGGCTCAACAGCATGCTGATTGACAGACGTGTAAATCTCTTTGAACAGGTGTTGTTGGGCGGCAATGCCTACACCAACAACTCCAATCTAGTAAGCAACCTAGGCAACTATCAGCTGGAGATCGACGACACCTTTGGGGAAATACTTTTTTGCACCAGAGAAGAGTGCAACAATTTCAATTATCTGGTAAACAACATCTACAGCGACAGTGCATTTGATCGCAGACAAGATGCATTGGGCGGTGCTCGCGGCTTAGTCAATTACAAAAACAACATTGAAATTCTCACAGCAGATGCTGCGTCTTCGGGCCAGAAGACTCTTAGCTATCTGAGCATGGAGACTGCTACCATACTACGCGGCGACATTGCCACAGTGGACAGCACAGTGTTCGGCCTAGAAACAGAACTCTACAATAACTTTGTTGTTGAGTACAGCATCAACGAAGTCTCTGGCACAGGCTCAGACAAATACAGTCGCACCGGCACCATGCTGATATCTGCCAGACCAGACGTTGGAACCTCCAATGCAGTGGTTATCACTGACACATACAGCAGTTATGTAGACAGTGAAGCCAACATAGCAGTTGAACCCAAGTTCAGTGCATCTATGTCCGGCACAACCGTCAACGTCAAGCTGGAAGGCCAACCTGAACCCAATGGTGGTATATCAGATATTGCACACAATTTAAATAGCACGTTGACCTTGCGTTATGTGCTGAGGCGCTGGGCAGGCACAAGCTGAGATAGTTGATGTTTGCACCCAGGCAAACCGGGGAGCAACGATTACAAAGTTGGCGAGATCTCAGGCACAGTGCACACATTGCAGCGCCGCAGGATGTTGTCGATTATTTTTCCACTGCTCCTCTCAAACCCAGATATATTGATTTCTATACACCTGAATCCTGGCCCAACGTTTTTGAGATTGTGCAGGAAGGCATGTTCTGCTACAGTGGTGTCTGCCTGGTGCTTGCTTCTACTCTGTGGTACTTCAAGCTCATAAATCAAGAAACGCTTCGCTTTGACGTGATAAGTAATCACACATCAGGAGACACAGGCCTTGTGTTGGTTGACAACGCTAGGTGCTACAATTTTTTGCCCGGCGAAATTGTTACTGCACAGCACCTAGAAGAAAACAGCACACTCTATGACTCTCATATTATAGCGCCTGATAAAGTTTTTTCTTGACCTGATAAGTAAAAGCACGTATTATATTACAGTGCGTCTATAACAAATCAAACACCACAGGAACCATCTATGACCAAATCCAAGCCTATCTTTGTCACCAAAAGAGACGGATCTCGAGAAGAACTAGATCTAGAAAAACTGCACAAAGTTGTGTTCTTTGCATGCGAAGGCATCACAGGTGTGAGTGCCAGTGAAGTGGAAATTCGCAGCCAGCTACAGTTTTACAATGGCATTTCCAGCACGGACATTCAAGAAACCCTAATCAAGAGTGCTGCAGATCTTATCTCAGAAGAAACACCAAACTATCAGTATGTGGCAGGCAGGCTAATCAACTATCATCTACGCAAAACAGTGTATGGACAGTATGAGCCCAGTTGGCTGATTGACATCATCAAAAAGAACATCGAACTGGGTTTTTACGATGCTGAGATTCTAGAGCTTTACACACACGACGAAATCAACAAGCTAGAAGAGTTTGTGGATCATGATCGAGATCTCAATCTCACATATGCTGCCATGGAGCAGTTTCGTGGCAAATACCTAGCACAAAATCGCACCACCGGAGAAATCTTTGAAACGCCACAGGTAGCATATATTTTGATTGCTGCTACTCTGTTTGCTCGCTATCCTGCAGACACACGCATGAAGTATGTCAAAGACTACTATGACGCCATTTCTAACTTTGACATCAGTTTGCCTACTCCTATTATGGCCGGTGTGCGAACACCGCAGCGTCAGTTCTCAAGTTGTGTGCTCATAGAAACCGACGACAGTTTGGACAGCATCAATGCCACGACTAGTGCTATTGTGAACTATGTGAGCCAGAAAGCAGGCATTGGCATCGGTGCAGGATCTATTCGCGCCATTGGATCTCCTATCCGCAGTGGCGATGCCACACACACTGGTGTTATTCCATTCTACAAAATGTTCCAGAGTGCTGTGAAGAGCTGTAGCCAGGGCGGTGTCAGAGGTGGTGCAGCCACACTGTACTATCCCATCTGGCACATGGAAATCGAAGACATGCTGGTGCTAAAGAACAACAAAGGCACAGAAGACAACCGTGTGCGACATCTAGACTATGGTGTGCAGTTCAACAAGTTGATGTATGAGAGATTGATTTCAGGCGGCGATATCACACTGTTTTCTCCTCATGATGTTCCTGAGATCTATGAGGCATTTTTCTCCGACCAAGAACGCTTCAAAGAACTCTATGAAAGAGCAGAGCGCAACACACGACTGCGCAAGAAAACAGTAAAGGCCATTGATCTGTTCAGTGCCTTTGTGCAAGAACGCAAAGACACTGGTCGTGTGTACTTGATGAATGTTGACAATGCCAACAATCACGGAGCATTTGTGGAAAGCGAGGCGCCTGTGAAAATGAGCAATCTCTGCTGTGAAATCAACTTGCCCACCAAGCCACTCAACAACATCAACGATCCCGATGGTGAGATTAGCCTGTGTACACTGAGTGCTATCAACTGGGGCAATATCAAAAACCCCGAAGACTTTGAAAAGCCCTGTGACTTGGCAGTGAGAGCACTGGATGCGCTGTTGGACTATCAGAGCTATCCTGTGAAAGCGGCAGAGCAGAGCACACAGAAACGTCGTCCACTGGGCGTGGGTATCATCAACTTTGCGTACTGGTTGGCCAAGCATGACACCAATTATCAAGACCCCGACTTAGAACTGGTAGACACATGGGCCGAGGCATGGAGTTACTACTTGATCAAAGCCAGCGTGGACCTAGCTGAAGAAAAAGAGAGCTGTGCGGGCTGCGGCGAAACCAAATATGAGTATGGCATCACACCAAATCAAACCTACAAGAAAGACGTAGACGAGCTGGTCAAGCACCAAGAGCGCATGCCCTGGAAAGAGCTGAGACAACGCATGGTAGAACATGGTATTCGTAACTCAACTCTGATGGCACTGATGCCTGCAGAAACCAGTGCGCAGATCTCAAATAGCACCAACGGCATTGAGCCGCCTAGAAGTTTTGTGAGCATCAAGCAAAGCAAGCACGGCGTTCTCAAACAGGTAGTGCCTGAATATCGCCGTCTCAAAAACAAGTATGATTTGCTCTGGGATCACAGGTCACCAGAAGGTTATTTGAAAATCTGTGCAGTGTTGCAGAAGTACATTGATCAAGGTATCTCAGTAAATACGTCATACAATCCTGCATACTACGAAGATGAAAAGATTCCTATGAGCATGCTGCTCAAAGACATATTGACATTTTACAAATACGGCGGCAAGCAGTTGTACTACTTTAACACACACGACGGCCAAGGCGAGTATCAGGTGGAAGACCAGCCGGTGGCACAAGGCGAGACACCCGACGACGATGATTGTGAGAGCTGTAAACTTTGAACCCTATCTATACGATCGACGATCTAGGTTTTAGTTTTATATGAACATGCAAGACAAAGGGTCAAATTAAATAATAATGTACATATTAAAAATATTGGAAGGTAGTAATGCATTTAATTCAAGGAATACATCCTAGGGGGTACGGGTTTTATAATCAGAAAAAAAATATATTTCTGGTAGGTATTCCTAAAGTTGGAACAAGTTCATTGAGGACAATTTGCAGGCAGCGAGACGACTGGGTTGTTTCGAATTTACATCAAATTTCTGAGCCAGAAGAAATTATAATCATTCTCAGAGATCCAGTAGAAAGGTTTTTGAGTGCTTTCAATACTCACATATTATCCGGAAAAAGCACATATATTGATTCTTTCTATATTAACAGACTCTTTGACAAGCCCGATGTGCATCTAATGGAGCAAGTGGCATTTATACACGGAATAATTAGAGCACACTCGGAAAAAATTAAGTATTTTTATTATAATAAAAACGTTTTTCACGAAATAGATGTATATTACAACGGCATAGGTTTTCAACGGATGCCGCTCACAAATACATCAGGAAATTTTGTGCAAATGATAGATAAAGATAGAGTAAAACCATTGTATGATGTAGACTATGAGTTAATCAACAACGTAACATTTATAAACAGAGGACCAAAATGACACAATCAGTATTCGATTCACAAAACAAATCCAACCACGCAGAAAGCAAAATGTTCTTTGACGAGGAGGGCGGTGTAACCATACAGAGATATGACACACTCAAGTACCGTCAGTTTGACAAGATCACTGACAAACAATTGGGATTCTTTTGGCGTCCCGAAGAAGTAGATGTGAGCCGAGACAGCAAAGACTTCCGCGATCTCACAGAGCATGAACAGCACATCTTCACCTCTAATCTCAAGCGACAAATCCTCTTGGATAGTGTGCAAGGGCGTTCTCCCAACATGGCTTTCCTGCCTGTTGTCAGCTTGCCAGAGCTGGAAACTTGGATTGAGACCTGGAGTTTCAACGAAACCATCCACAGTCGCAGCTACACACACATCATCCGCAACGTGTACTCTGACCCTAGCAAAGTGTTTGATGAAATGATGAATATTCAGGAGATCGTGGACTGTGCCGCGGACATCTCAGAAAAGTATGATGCATTCATCGAAATGGCCAGTTGGTATAATCTTCTTGGCGAAGGCGAACACAAGGTAAATGGCAAAAAGATTGTGGTCGATTTGTATGAACTCAAGAAACTGTTGTATCTGTGCATGATGAGTGTGAATATCCTAGAAGGTGTTCGATTCTATGTGAGCTTTGCTTGTAGCTGGGCGTTTGCAGAAGTGAAAAAGATGGAAGGCAACGCCAAGATTATCAAGTTTATCTGCCGAGATGAGAATCTGCACTTGGGTGGCACACAGCAGTTGCTCAAACTGTTGCCACAGGATGATCCGGACTTTGTTAAGATTGCTGCAGAATGTGAGCAAGAGGCCATTGACATGTTTGTGAGTGCAATGGAGCAGGAAAAACAGTGGGCGGAATACCTGTTCAAAGACGGTTCAATGATTGGACTCAACGCAGAACTGCTCAAGCAGTATGTGGAGTGGATTGCAGTTAAGCGCATGCGTGCTGTGGGTCTCACCCCGCCGTTTAGCGCACCAGGAAGCAACCCTCTGCCGTGGACACAGAAATGGATTTCCGGTTCTGACGTGCAAGTTGCTCCACAAGAAGTAGAACTGAGCAGCTATGTGATCGGCGGTACCAAACAGGATGTTGATGATGACACTTTCAAAGGACTCAGTCTCTAAAGGCCCAATTATGACTGTACTCAAACTATATACCAAGCACACATGTCCGTTCTGTGTATCAGCAATGGAAAAACTAGACAAGTGGGGTTTCACATACACAGTGATAGATGTAAACAATGACCAACAGGGCATGCAGTTTCTCAAAGATGCTGGTCATCGCACTGTGCCCCAGATATACATCAACAACAGTGTGTATGTGCCCGATGGTTGTAGTGGACTTACCGTACTGGGCAAAGACGGACTTGAAAAATTGATATCTCAAACAGAGGAGCAACAGTGATGTATTATGCACAATCATTTGTGGGCAAGACAGTTACACTGCGCACAGCAACCGGAGAAGAAATTATTGCAGAACTGCTTGGTATTGATCCCGATAATCATCTGCTCACCGTGCAAAACCCTAGAATTGTAGGCTTGAACAACGACCAAGTGGTACTCATGCCCTATGTGCTCACAGCAGAGACGCTGTCTGTGACCGTTGATGCTCGCAATGTTCTCAGCATTTTGGAAACAGCAGAAAATACTGCTGTTGAGTATCAAAACATGATCAGCGAAGAAACACAAGCATAAATAACAGTATGGGACTACAAGCAAGAGTAGGAGTTGATTTGGTATCGTCGGGCGTGATCACAGGCCCAGGCGCTCCTACTGTGCTGATCAACGGTGCACCAGCCAGCTTAGTTGGTGACACTGTAGCACCCCATGGTGCACCACCACACAGTAATCCTGTTGTTGTGTCGGGAGCAGTTACAGTATTTGCACAAAGTAGGCCGGTGTCCATCACAGGAAGAAGCGTGGCCAGCTGTGGCCATCCTGTGAGCACCGGTTCACCTACTGTGTTTGTAGAATGACATCTCTGTGTAAGTGCTGTGCATACAGCAGCACTTCGAGCACAAACACATTGTCTTTGTTTTTCTCTAGGTAATTTTTATCCAACTTCCAGTCATTGGCCAACAGATACATGTACATTGTGTACACTTTGTGATTCCACAGTATTTTTTCATCTGGCGTTACAAACATGCCTTCTTGGCTCTCGTACTCTGTGTCAAATTTCTTTTTGATTTCTGTGGGAATTTCTGTGTTGCCTAACAACGGATTCTCTAGTATGTTGCGATGTCTTGACACTGGCATGTAAGTTCGGAGTGAAGTAAACGCCCAGAGATTTTTGTCTAAAAACACAGATTCTGTGTCTGTGTATGCATCCGCCTGTAAGAGTTCGATGTTATTGTCGTTGACTGCGTGTATTCCTGTGTCGCAGGGCTTGACATCATAGAGCCAGTTACACTTGCTGTCAATCACAGATGTTCCAAACTTGTCGTTGCGGGTGTCACAGTTGAGAAACAATTGTATATCGTGATTTTTGCAGATCTTATATAACTCAGGCAGTTGATGTAGGTTGTGTTCAAAGGTGTGCATTTCAACTGCGCCGCATCCAGATATAGCGTCAATTGAACGTTGGACATTGTCCCATGATGCACCCAAGTTTACCTTGCCGCAGAGATCGCCAACACCGTCAAGACTTATTACTGTGTAACAGCCCATCCTGTTGAGGGCATGCAATATATCTTGCTGGTCCGTGTTAGCATATGTGAAAACCTCTGGTTTGACTTTGGTCCATTCTGCAAAATAAACCAATTCGTTCCAGCAGATTGGATCGCCGTAAATACAGCGCAACTCATACTTTAGATCCCTGGGCACTGACCTTTTAACCCACTTGAGATCTACTGATAACTGTGGATATTGTCTAGGACCCCAGCGGTGCTGAAACCATTGTCCCTGTGCTGAAGTTGGATTGTAAACAGTATTTGATGTAGTTACATCTAGGATATTGCAGGTCAACGCACAATTGCCCTGTTAGAACTTTGAGGCAAGAGATAGGTCTGCTACTTCATCGTATGCATCGCTGTCAGCATCATAGTAGAACGCTGACACGTCTTCGCTCGCTAACTCTGCTTCGCTATCTTGATAAACCCCTACAGCAAACTCTTCAACCAGAACTTGATCGTTGACATTGCCTTTTAATGCAAAAATATAATTTCCTGGCACGGTTTCGTTGGTCAAATTTCCTGCATCAACTGTTACTATTCCTGTGCTTAAATCTACTGTTATCCAGCTTGGGGCTGGTGCAAAATCCAACAGCTCTACTTCTGTGGCGTTGCTGTTAAGTCCTAGGTCAACTTGCGCTGTCTCACCAGCTTTGATATTTGTAAGCCTGCCTGAAGGTTTGGTGGTCAAACTATTTTCATCGATTCTTTCTGTAGTCACCACAGAACTATTAACTTCACTGTAATCAACATTTGAATTCTGGTTGTCAAAAACCAGGTTGGTCCGGCCAAGATAATGACCTTCCATCAAGAATATTTGTTTGATTTCTGCTGACGATCTGTTCTGATGCGCTTCTATGTAATGAGCTAGAACTCCTGCAGCAATCGCGGCCGATGTGCTGGTACCGGTGGCCTGCAAATAATCATCATTTGCTCCAATGCTAGCAGCTGTTACGTCCACACCAAGTGCAAAAATATCCAAAGAACGACCATAGTTGACCAACGTGGGCTCAGTGGGCTCATTGTTTGTCCACGGTGTATTTGTAAATGATGTAACCTCAAAGTTTCTGTTGTATGCTCCCACAGTGATAGCATCTTTCACTGATGCTGGCGAAAAGTTCTCAACATCGGCACTTGAATTTCCTGCCGCACATACAAAAATTATACCATGTGACAGCATGCTCTCGACAACGTCATTCAACAATGCACTAAAATTAATTACCCACGGAGCGCACACAATTGCGATGTTATTTCCTGAGCTGGTATTATGCTGCACTAGCACAGACTCTAGTGCATCAATTATTTCTCCAATAACAACAGTACTGTTGCTATTGCCAAACAGCTTCACATTGTGCAATTGAGCATCTTTGGCAGCTCCGATGTTTTGCCCTACCAGCAGACTTGCCATTGCAGTGCCGTGTCCAACATCATCGCTGTAATTGTTTTCAAAGTTGGTGTACAAGTCATTGATGGTAGAGCCTTGAAATTCTGTATGCGACTGATTAACACCTGTGTCAACTAGATAAATGTCAACATTGTTGCCTGTGTATTTTGGATTAAACTCTGTGGTTCCGGCACTGTCAACAGTGAGTTTCAAATGATCAGTGTTGAGATTTTCCAGGCTAACATTGTATCCAGTTGAATGTTGCTCTTTGTGCATCAATCCCGGCAGGGAGTCGATGTCATTGGCATCTCCGTTTACTAAGTACATCAATGGTGATAGTTGAAATGCTTTTTCAACCGCAATTCCTGCTGAAGACATGGCAGAACGAGCTTCTGTGTCTCCGCCTGGGTAATTGGCTTTATCTAGTTTAACAATATACAATGACATTCGAGATCTCCGTGAAATCGTGGGTTTGCGATGTTTTATCAATAAGTATTTATCAAATCTATGTTATAACAAAGGCAAAATATTGACTGCAAAGAACACATTCTCACTGGGAAAGCCCGAAGCAGTGACCTTTGATCTACAGGCAAAAACAGTGCATGTGTGCCTAGAAAAAACCAATAGGTCGTTGGAGAGTATGTGGGCTGAGCAGTTTGCAGAGTATCCAGAAATTTTGCTGTGTCTCAGTGGGGGTCTTGACAGTCAATTTTCTGCGCATCTTGCAAAAAAGCACTGCAAAAGCATGCAAGCATATACATTCCAGTATTTCTGGAATGATGACGTTGTAAACTCCAGTGATGTGCTGATGGCCACGCGGTTTTGTCAAAAACATCAAATCACACATCATGTTGTCGACATTGATTTAAAGCATTTTTTAGACAATGAGCTGACCAGCGTAGCAAAAAAGTATTATGCATTGAGCCCACAGATTGCTTGCCATCTATATGCCATAGAGCAGCATCTAGCAGATCAAAATCTGCCAGTTCTCATGGGAGGCGAATTTCCTGTGATAGGACACCAAAATAACGTTGCGGTTCTGCCATTCAGGTGGCCTTCATCGCTGACCGATGGAGTTGTGAATAGTCAAGTAACACATTTTCGAAGACTGGTCATGCCATATGTGAAAATGGCATCAGACAACCACATGACACTTATCAGAGATCCCTTTCTCATGAGCAGTGAAATCTATTACAAAGCGTTAAAACAAAACTTTTGGGTGCTTGAAAACAAAAAAATAATTGCCAACTTTGGCGACACGTTGAAGTCAAGTGTAGACGAATACAAGCAGGCATTTTACAACAGCTTTGGCTTTGATTTTATGATGCCATTGAAAAAATTCACTGGATTTGAGAGGCTCAAAGTTCATTTAGCTATGCAAACCGGGCGATACAATGATTTTGACTGTCGATACAGATATCCTTTGTTCCATCTAAATATACCCGACGACAAAAGCCTTTCCATGCCAGTTTTTAGCACAGAAGCTGAAGATGTGCTCAAACAGGCACAAGATATCATTGACAATAACTGCCTTATTGACATAAATTCCTACAGCTTTGACTGGTAATTTGTTGAACTTGCTATAAAATACACAATGTGTTATCATAATTTAGTAGGAATTTTCAGGAGATAGACTGTGTGCTTTGAAGTAACAATAAGTGGTACTATCAAAAACAAACATCAGGTCACTGAGTATGCTCGTGATGTACTATCAAGTTTCTTTACACGGCGATTTCAGCGACCTGTGGATGTGTGGATACATTTTCGTCGCTGTTTAGGGTCTGGTGTTTATGGATTTTGTCATGGCGACAAAAATGAAGTATGGATCGATGTTGCCAAAGGCTACACTGATCTACAAACTGGCACATACATAGCATACGATTATTCCACTGTGTTGATCAGTCTAGCACATGAGTTGGTTCATGCCAAGCAGCTTATAAAAGGACAGTTATCCAGCGACGGTACAGTTTGGACCCAGACCGGCAAAGGTGTCAAGGAAGGCACGGTGTACAGACATTTGCCTTGGGAAGCAGAAGCACACACCTTGGAAACCAGGCTGTATGTGAAACACTGGATCGACCAAAAATGTCACTAGAATCTTCTCAATGTACAGTTATAACTTTTTGACATTTTTTTAATAAATATTACTAAGTTAATGCGCTGAAGCCGGCGTGTAATAAAGGATTAGAAAAATGTCAAACAAAACTCCTTACGAAATTCGTTTGGATCTTGTGCGTGAAGCCAGAGAAATACTTCAAGCACGAGCCAAAAACCCCGAAGACATGCCTACCACTGAAGAAGTGCTCGACGAAGCAGAAAGCCTTAATCAGTTTGTGAGCAAACGTCCTAACGAAAGATAATCCCCAGAAAATTATTGTAAAACAGACACGGACAATTATGTCCGTGTTTTTGTGTGCCGAAAACAAACACATGGACATGTTCGGCACTGTAAATACTCTGTGACTAAGACAGCTAAAGTTGATTTACATCTCTAAACCAGGTTGTTTTGCATAACCACATACTTGAGAGTACACAGATGCCCAAAAACACACAGAAAAAAACCAAAAAAAACAAGAAAAACCATAACTCACAGACCACAACATCAAACAGTGATGTTTTACATCAACTGCTCGATTCCAAGATTGAGATTCCAGTGGGTCTCCTGCGCAGCAAGCATATTTTTATTGCTACACCATGCTATGGTGGACAGATTGGAGAGCCTTACTTTCGCAGCATGATGCGCCTCAGCATCCTATGCAACAAGTATGATATTCCTTTTACTGTGAGCACACTGGCCAACGAGAGCTTGGTTACCAGAGGCCGTAACACACTGACCAGTTTCTTCATGGAAAACTCCGAAGCCACACATCTGTTCTTCATTGATGCAGACATTGAATTCAATGCAGAAGACCTGCTCAGAATGGTGGCCTATGACAAGCCTGTGATTGTGGGTGCTTATCCCAAGAAGGCAGTGAACTGGAACAGCATAATCACTGCTGCTAGAAATGACCCCAGTGAAACTGCTGATACCATTGAAGGACATAGTTCCAACTATGTGGTGAACTTTGATTTTGTGGAAGACGAATCGGGCGCTAAAACTGGACAGGTCCAGATCGTAGACAATTTAGTAAAGCTTAAAGATGCTGGCACAGGATTTATGTGCATCAAAAAAGAGGCCATCCAGCAACTGTTTGATGCACACCCAGAGCTCAAATATGTCAATGATATCAACGTGGATCAAAAGTTTGAGCCTTACATGTATGCACTGTTTGATACTATGATTGATCCAGAGAGCCGTCGCTATCTCAGTGAAGACTACACTTTCTGCAGACTGTGGCAAAACCTGGGCGGCGATGTGTATCTTGATCCGAGGACTGCACTGAACCACGTAGGTCACTACACATTTCGTGGCAACATCAGAAAACTGTTCACAGGCAAAAATGACACCTCCAAGAAAACCGACAAGTGAGGAACAAACAGAAATTGCTATAGCCTTTCTGGAAGGCCAGCGCATAGTGTATGACTTTAACAATGATGTCTACACACCATATGAGAGACTAACAGGCAACATTGTGTTCTATGATCTTAACATCAATACAGTTTGCTCAAGCTCAATAACAAATAACAGGAATACACAATGACTGACAAAACTACCATAAGCATCCTGCTGCCCACCAGAGGCAGAACTCAAACACTGAAAAACAGTCTGGTTAGCTTGATCGACAATGCCACTGACCCCACTAGGGTAGAGATCATGCTGGGCATCGACGATGATGACACAGAGGTCAAAGAGTATCTGCAATCAGAAGTTGCTCCCTATCTCACGGAACACGGGGTAGAATGCCGTGCACAGATCTTTCAGCCACTGGGCTATGAGAACCTGCACACCTATGTGAACACACTGGCTAGTGCAGCATCGGGTCAGTGGCTATTCATCTGGAACGACGATGCACTCATGGACACACCGGGCTGGGACAACATCATTGAGGGCCACAACGGTGAGTTCAAGCTGCTGGCACCCACTGACAACCATGATGGCCACCCCTATGCTATCTTGCCCATCGTACCTGCAGATTGGTTCCGCTTGATGGATCACATCAGCCTCAATGCACAAAATGATGCCTGGGTAAGCCACATTGCCTACATGTTGGACATCTTTGAGAGAACTGAAGTGCATATCACACACGACCGTGCAGACATCACAGGCAACAACGACGATGAAACCTTTCACAATCGCAAATATATGGAAGGAAACCCCGATGACCCCAGAGACTTTGGTCACTCAGAGATGCAACAAGCGCGTGTGAGAAGTGCATACAAGATTGCTTGGTTTTTGGAAAAGATTGGTCAGCCCTCAGAATGGTGGAATCGAGTTCAAGCAGGCGAGCAGGATCCATTTGAAAAAATGGTCTGGGACAAATCTGTGAAAGGTGCAGGGCAGTTGGAATCCAAGAATAAAGCCGAGGACGATGAAAAACTGGTGCTATGAGTCGCCTGGTTGCATTTGGCTGTAGTTTCACATACGGCGACGAGTTACCTGGCTGTGTGTCAGGCACAAATAATCCAAGCAAGCATGCATGGCCTCAGATTGCTGCGGACATCCTAGGACTTGAATGTGTTAATCAGGGCATAAGCAGCATCGGCAACAAGCACATACTCCACGAAATAATGACATTCGATTTTCAAGAGTCTGATATAGTAATAGTCATGTGGAGTTTTTTCAACAGGCACTGTGTGATCACAGATGATAACAAGGCTGTAGACCTAACACACTGGAGCATTGACAGCGATAACCCTCATTTTAGCAGTCAGGGTTCATGGATCGATCGTGCCAATTATGCATACTATGCAGACCCTGGACTTCAAACCATTGTAGATGGTATTTTCAACAATGTGATCTATATTCAGCATGCTGATATCTATTTGAAGAATCTGGGAGTTCGATACATACATACCAGTGTGCCCGGACATGAACAATCTCGATGCAACACATTGAGTGATATATCAAGTCGTCGCAGATGGTATGGTATATTCAATGAAGATGTTGACGCAGAATTCAGCAAAACCTGTTTTAGACTCTGTAACCACTGGAATAATATTTCACCTTCGCTGGTATTTAAAGGCAGTCAGAGATTGGGTCAAATGCCAAATGGTCACCCTAGTGCAGAGGCTCATAGATTTTTTGCCAACAGACTTGTTGATCTCATTCAAAGGAAAGCCCATGATTGACGAGCCCAACAACTATGATCTTGTGGTTCTCATTGATTGCTGGGATCACACAGTTTATAAAGTTGATCATGGTTTGGATTTTTATAAACGTCTTGTGAAAATGCTCAGCAGATTAAACTTTGACACAGTGGTGTTTGCCACATACGGCAGAGATAACGGACCTACCGATCCATATATTGTGGAAAATATTCAAAGTGCAAACATGGGAAAAAATCTCAACTGTGTAAATGCATACACATTGCCACAGGTTTTTACCATGTTTGATTTCAGTGAATCACTAAAAAAATCGCCGAGCATCCTAATAGGAGGACTTTCCTGGCTATCATGTGTGCATTGGCGTAGCTTGGGATTTGTGCATTGGTTACAACAAGACATTAGAGTATACACACACGAAGATATTGTGTGGCTCGAAGGCTGTCAGCCCACAACAAAGCAGAGAATTCTCAGTGACCCTGTGATAAATTGGAAAATAGCACGAGGCACAAACAGTGTGTTTCATGCGTTGTCCATGAAGTATGACATAGCAAAACCTCCTGATATCAGGTGCTAGCTACTGTGACCGTTTCTGAAATCTGTGTTGACACAGGCAACAATATCATATAAAATGCATGCACACAGTTAAAGTTTAGAAAGGTTTGTAGATGACAACACATGCAATGATTGACATCGAGACACTTGACACATCACCTGGTGCAGCAGTGCTCACTGTGGGTGCATGTAAATTTGATCCATATGTGCTCACAGAGCCCAACAGCAAACAGTTGTGGAGACCAGCTGTGGAACAGCAGTTGCAAGCAGGAAGAGCAGTTGGTGAGGACACACTGGCATGGTGGGGCAAGCAGGACGAAAAGATACGAGAAAGCACGTTCACTGAAGAGGGCAGAATACCACTGGAGCAGTTTTTTGGCGAACTCAACAAGTACCTAGTGGGTGTCAACAAAATTTGGTGTCAAGGACCACAGTTTGATATGGTTATCTTGGAAAATCTCTATGACCAGTTTCAGCATCACAGAAACTGGGCATTCTGGCAGATCATGGACTGTCGCACTATTTTTAACATGATGCCCAAAGACCCGCGCAAAGAAGTTCAGCAAAATCTACACAGTGCTGACGACGATGCATACTGGCAGGCAGTGTGCGTTCAGCGCACTTATAAGGCCTTTAATGTGCATAATCTCTGATATGAAGACTGATAAAAAAATATTCATCAGCGGAGGCTGTAGTTTTAGCCAAGTGCCCAATGCTGATAAGACTTGGCCTGCCCATGTTGCTGAATCACTGGAGTTTGAAAAAACTGTGCACACAGGCATTGGTGCTGCAGGTAACACTGTGATTAGTCGGCTGATTATATATGCAGTTCTTGACGCACTGGATCAAGGCTATGATCCCAGTGACGTGCTTGTGGGAATTATGTGGAGTGGTCGAAACCGCATGGATGCTTACAGCACCAACCCTAATTTTCCGCACACCAGTATACCAGTGACAGACCACGAACACAAAAACTATCAGAATCCCACATGGCTTAGAGATCAAAATCGCTATCAATATCTCATAAACGTAAACTGGGAAGATCCAACCAGTGTGATGTACTTTGAACACTTTTATGATAGTGTGGGTGGTATGTTGCTGACCCTTGAGAGTGTGCTGAAAACACAATGGTTTTTACGTGCCAAAGGCATTGACTATTTTATGCTGGAATACAGTCATGATTGCATCAGAGAAGGCACAGATGACTTGATTGCAATGCCTGACCTAGCACCTATGTATGCAGAGATTGACTTTTCAAAATGGCCCTGCGACACAAACATGAGTCAATGGGTAGAATACAAACAAATACCTTTTTCGCGCCCCAACGATGATCATCCCAGCAGTGATGCACATCGTCAATTTGTAGATGAGTTTGTGTTGCCCTATATCATGAGATCCATGCGCTACTTCAATTCTACTGGTTATCACAATGGCTGATAAAGACTATGTGATAATAGGCGGTTATGGTAGACTAGCAGTGCCCATGGAAATGCTAGAAAAAATTTGTCATGAATGCTATATGATTGAAGAGCGCTTCGACCGGAACACCAACCGTCTTGAAATTTCAAACATTGAGCCCGTGACAGATTTTAAAGTGTTGCGTGCCAATGAGTTTTCAGCATCTATAGCACAATATATGCTTTCTAAGAAATAGATTATTTGTAATCTGATAAATCAAAACCGGTTCCTAACATGTGATCCACACGGGCATCGGGGTCGTTGCTCCACACCAATACCTCTGGATCTTCGTACAAGAAATCACAGTTCTTGCAGTAATCTATTCTGTCAAACTCGCCATCATTGTGAGCTTGTCGCAGGTCCTCATATGCTTCTCCCCAGAACACATCCTCAAATGTTTGTGTGTCCATGTGTCCTAGCACACTGAGTGCTTCGTTTGGAGGCCCCATAGTCTGACAGCAGGGTGTTACTGCACCTTGCTTGCCATCTAGGCCACCTGCTCTCACAGTGATCTCAGGTGCAAACGGTCTGCCACAGGTGCGTTTCTCTGCAGGATCTCTGATATACAGCGGCTGATAGTTGCCACTCCAGTTGTGCATTTTCCAGATATACCCTACACTGCCCACAGGCTCAATGAAGTTTTTCTGATACTGTTTGACTTCATGATCAATCTGATTGTTGTCTAGTATGAGGTGATAGCTGCTGACCACACAGTCACTGCCGTTTTGCTTGATATATGCCTGTGTTTCACATGCATTGTCCCGAATCCGATAAAAGTTGTCTTGGCTCATCCACTGATGATAGAGCTCTGGTGTATAGCCAATGCAGCTAAATCTCACAAAGCTGAGTCCAGCATCCACAGCATCCTGCATGTAGTCACCTGTCATATAAGAGCCATTGGTGTAGATAAAACTTGCACAACCTCTGCGTGTGCATGCTTCCACATACTGGGCAAGATTCTTTACTAGTGTGGGCTCTCCTGAGCCTTCCATGTTAATCACAGGATAGCCGTAACGGGGTGTGATTTGATCCAGTATCTCCTCAAATAGATCCAGTGGCATCAGTTTGGTAAAGTCTTTGCCGCGGCCTGTGCTCTGAGGACACATACTGCAACTGTAGTTACAGCCCCCTGCTATTTCTATCACTGCCCTCTCTAGTTGATAGGTTTCTTGCATGTTATTTTGTAATTTTTATACTGATAATTCACTTTTGCACAAGCCAAAAGTGTGATTTTTATTTGGTCTATTTGATCTAGTTGATGGTGAGCATCGACTCTGACGTCGTGCTCAGATGCATCCGATACTTGCCACGGCCCAAGATACTCTAGGTCTGTGTTGCTTTTGATTTGCAACGGAACCGAAGATGCATGCATCAGCTTGTACAAATATCTCTGAAATCTACGAATACCCAAGGGTATCCAATGTGTCTTTTTAACAAAGTGCGGAATCAGACTACCGTGGTCTGGAACTGCACCAGCGGCCCAGCCTCGATTCAACATAAAATCCGCAATGTCTATTTTTTTCATATCTGCTAGCCAGGGCGGTTCAACGCCGCCTGTGTTGAAATACATGGCTTCTAGTTTATCGTCTCCAAATAGATTGAGAATTTGATTCCTAGAACCTCCGGGGTGAATCACATTGCAATCAAGTCTAGGATTGTAATGTGCACATATCGGGGTCTGAAAACCATTGTATCTAAAATAATCGTGTGTGAGCCATACCAGCTTGGCAAAATATTCCGTGCTAGAATCTTCTCCTCGATCATATTCAAGTATTTCGTCAGGATGTTTTTGATATCTATGACCCGAAAAATAATTGTCAAGGGTCTGTTTTGTGACACTCAGTGGGTCATCAAAGTATAGTGCTGTTTTAGGAATATATCCGTACCACGCATTTTCATTTCTTTGCGCCCAGGCTCTTGTGTATAGATCAACCAACTCCCAGCGATTCAAAGGCAGTACATCAGTGAGATAAACTGTGTTGTTGTCGGGCACTTTGCTCATAATGGTATTTATCTTGATTGATATCTCTTCAAATAAATATCGCAGTCTCAGAAATTTCAAATAAATACAGTTATGCAATATAATCCCTACGATCGATATGCCAGCAGTAGTTCGGTGCGCACAAGCAGTCTCAGTGTAGACGAGTGGCACTGCGAGCTAGTAGAGCCCAGTCATCCTGCACTGTATCGCAAAGCTACCACTGATCCGTTTAGCAGCGACGTCGACTGGCATCAGCGAGAACAGGAAATGCTTGCTTTGATGCACGACAACATGGGCATTGGCCTAGCAGCCAACCAACTGGGCAGTAGTTATAATATGTTTGTGATGACACATAGCATGCTTGGCGACATTGGTGTCTACAAACCGGAAATCCTAGAAACACAGGGATCAGCAAAAATCAAAGAAGGCTGCCTCACATGGCCACTGTTGTATCTATTGGTCGAACGTCCGGCAGAAATCAAAGTAAGGTATTACAAGACTGACGGCAAAACTCAAGTTGAAACCTGGATGGATGGCATGGATGCTCGCTGTTTCCTGCATGAGTATGATCACCTACAAGGACAAGTGTTCTTGGACCATGTGAGTGAATTCAAACTCAAGCATGCCAAGCAAAAGCGAGACAAACTGTTTAAAAAGCTGTATCGCAGCGTTCGCTAGATCCTCATATGGATTATCCTTTCTACGTCAACGACTTTGATCGTATTCGCAATCACAGAGAGAAATATCCTGTGGCAGGCAAAATCTTTGAATATCCTGTGGCCTTTTGGTTTGGAGTAAAAAAAGGCAAAAAAGATCTTTTCAAGGTACACAGTCGGATCACACGTCTTCTCAACAGAGCTGACCCGCTGCTACCTATCATGGTGATCTACAATTTGCCCAACCGCGACATGGGTAATTACAGCAAAGGCGGCGCTTCTAGTGATGACACATATCTACAGTTCATAGAAACATTTGCAAAAACACTGGGAGATCGACAGCCCATTGTGATATATGAGCCCGACGGATTGCCACACACCACATTGATGGAGAAAAAACCTGCGCAAAAACGTCTTGAACTCATGAAACAATCTCTGTCAATTTTGAGAGAAAACTGCAATGCTCATGTGTATGCTGACATCGGGCACAGCAATTGGCTTGATCCCGAAACAGCAGGCAAACTGCTCAACAGTGTGTGCAATTCTGAGACCAGAGGCTTTAGTGTGAATGTGAGCAACTATCGCACCACCAAAGAGAGTGTAAAGTGGGCCGAACGAGTCAGGGAATATGCAGATGTTGATTATTATGTGGTAGATACCAGCCGCAACGGTGCAGGTCCTTATGGCAACGAGTGGTGCAATCCGCCCGAGCGCGCATTGGGCATACCGCCTACCACACACACTCAACTTGAACACTGTGATGCTTACTTGTGGATCAAGGTGCCCGGAGAAAGCGACGGCACCTGCAACGGTGGACCGCCTGCAGGAAAGTTCTGGCTGGAATATGCCAGAGATCTGGTAATTAACACCAGTTGGATCAAATAAACGAAGTCATCATGAAAAAAATCTTATTAGCAGGCGACAACCAGAGCAGAAAAGCCAGAGTTAGCTCAGTCCACTGGGATCCGAGAAATCTTGTGCATCTGGTGATACCATGGAGTCTGGGTTGGCACCTAGAATAGGTTCAGCACCATGATCGGGAACCGCAATCTCGTTTTCCATCCAATGCTTGCATGTGCTCACATAATCCTGTGCTTTTACCAACTTTGCCTGCACCCAATGGGGGATATCTGAGTTTTCAGGCAAACTGTCAAGAATTTTAAAAAGTTCCACACAGTATGAACCCATTTGATAGGATAGTTTTTTTAGATTGTGCACTTCATCATCAACGTGCCCCACCACAGTTTTGGTGATGTCTTTGCCGCTTTCTTCGTGATTTTCGCTGACGCTTAGACCGGCCAGTCGTTGTAGTTCTTCAATTTGATTGTGTTTAGACATTTTTATCTCCTTGATGACTCATTGCGTCATCTGCTATATTTACAATTTCTCTGCGATAATCACGTAGCATGTCCATGATATCTTGTATGTCATTGTGCACTTCTGTGTGCAACTCAGAGTCATCACAGAGCTTTTCTTTGATCATGTCCAGCCGGCCCATTGCATCGTTTACTGCAGTTGTGCTCAGACGAGCAGTGGCTTCGATGGGCGACAGATCTCCAACTGTTTTGTGGCTAAATGTATCTGCCACAGGTGTTTCCCGATCATAGTAGTCACAGCCCGGGCCCGACTCTGTGTCTTGGCCAGCATGAAAGTCTGCAACAGAACCCTCTTCCATGTCGCTGTCCTTGTTGCCTGATTTCTTCCTTGCTGTGCCCGATGCCTTGGACAATGCCGATTTGGCCGCAGCGCCTGCAACACTGCCTGCAGCCCTGCTGAGAGTTTTGCCTGCACCACGGCGTGCTGCAGATTTAGAAGCCATGCGCCCTGCAACACTCGCTGCTGCACCCACCAACGGCGATGCTTCGTCGAATTCGTCTTTGGGCACTTCGCCCTCGTAGAAGTCACTGAGGTCAATTTCGGTTTCGTTGTCTGGTGTGCCTTCTTTTTCTTGTTGTAATTTTTGAGCATAAGCTGCAAATTTCAACACCTCTTCCTCGGACATTTTCAACTTGTCAGCAAGTTCAGGCAGAGATTTTGCACCCTCGTTTGTGCCATATTCTGTGAACATGCGACCAACCAAACTCATGTAGTTGGATAGCTTGTCACTGTTTTCCTGCATGGCATTGTCCATGAGTGTTCTGCCTAGCTCTGCCAGCTGTTTCTCTGCATCAGTCATTGCATAGTCCACAGGAGCTGCTTCCTGTGTGACCTCTTGCTCTCTGTGGACTTCTGGCAGTCCTGCCAGCTTTCTCACAGTGTTTATTGATTCATTCATATCCTGCTCCACTAGTCGGTCATAGACCAAATTGAAAATTTCTTCGTTGTATTCTCCGAAATGTCTGGTGAATACTTTTTGTGCTGTTTGTTTATCTGGTGCCGACTTGAACTGTTGACGAAATGCACTGGCACTGCGTACATCGCCCTGCTGGTCTTCTACTGTAGGAGCATAAGCAATATATGCTCTCTGTTTCATTGGCAACGGATCGCCCTTCATAGTATCTATTGGCTGTAATCGTGCGGGTTCATCTGCTGTTTTCTTCATGACCAATCCTGTTTCGTCGTTGACGTTTTTTACAGGAAAGCGATCATAGTCTTTGCCTCCCACTGCCATGATCAACAGTGTGTTATCTGGGTCAAAGTCATACATGTCTACATTGTAGGGCACTGGAATTTCCAGCATCTTACTCGAATCAATGCCATACATCTGAGAAGCTATTTGTTGTTTTTCCCGAAAGCTAAAAGGGCTAGAATCGCTGTCAGTTTTGTTTGTGCTAGACAGGTAAACTTCAGCATCAGGAAATTGTGCCCGCAGTGTTTGAAACACTTCTGCGTGGTGTCTCAGCATAGGCTGAAAACGTCCCGGATAGATCACAGCTTTGCGCATAACAGTTGTATTTATCAAATGTTAATTTTTTTGTCTGTGCTAAGTCGTGACATTGTGCTATTGTTAAGCTCTACTATTTTGGGATCAAAACAGTGGGGGTCGAGTGACGAAAGTTTAGCAATGAGGTTGAGAGGCAGTTCGTGCGCTAGATAAGACGGGGCTCTATCACACCAATATGCTTCTGTGTCAAACAGCCGTCTAACGCAACCCTCACCAACACTTTTTGGGTCATGGTCGTTTGAGTGTTGCTGGCATCTCCTGAAACCCACACAATGCTTGTATAGGTCCAATTCGGGCTCCATCCACTGTTCCCAGGTCAACTCGGACGCATGTTGGACATTTACACTGTTGATATATTCTTCATATCTGAGCCAACATAGCACCTGTCGAACATTGCTGGTTCTCATAGAACACGCATCTTCACTGTGATGCTGATTGATAATTTCACTGTGCTCGGGATAAAGCTCAATCATTTTTTCACTGAGTTCATCAAGTAACCACATGGTTAGTGTACAGCCTGCTGATGCAAAAATCATAGGAATAGCAAGGCGATGCGATAGATGCCTGCTGCCGAGATGATATGCTCGATGATCTATGTGATTTATTTTTGGCCTAACTCCATTGACGTCAAAAATCTCTGAGACACCACTGACAAATGCACGAGTAGGGTGCCGCACAATAGCAACAATCTCTGGTATCTGGTCCGGACTGGCACCTCCAAAAAATTCTTCAACAGTGGTTACTGTTAGGTCTGTGCTTGCTGATGCAATCTCAGAAAACATTCCTGCGCCGCATCTGTTAATAGGCAACAGCAACAGATTTTTTTTGTGATCGTAGAAGCACACCATCATTTTTATTGTGCTTATTTGCCTTGCCCGCGATAGCGTTTGTGACTGCGCTTCTTGCTTTTGTTCATGCTGCTGGTTTTAACATTGCCAGAGCCAATGCTGGTGCCTTTGGGCGGATTATTGTTGAGCTTGCCGTTGAGTGTGGTTTTCTTTGGCATAAGTATTACCTTTGTGTGTCTGTGTTGTGATTGTGTCAGCAAGCCAGTGTGTGGACTGCGACAAATGTTTTACCCTCTGAGATAAATCTTCTGGAAACATAGATTTAGAATGCACAATATCCCAACATAGTTTTTTGTTGTGCTCTATGACCGGCAACATTTCTCTGTAGAGGTCGTTGTAGTTTTCTCCACGATATTTAGCAATTTGTTTCAATATTAGATTGATTCTAGTCTGGGTATCCTCTACATCATCAAAACCATAGTCGATGTGTTCTTCGAACAGTTTTATCCCATAATGATCAACAAGCATCCGATGTAACCCAGGAATTCCCAAAACCAAGAATGGTTTTCCGCAGAGCAAAGGCACAAATGTCTTTTCGCTGATATCCGGCAGGTCCACTGTGGTTTCTGCTACTATGTTGAACAAGCAAGTGTAAAACTCTGTTGGATTTTGTACGTTCGGAGGATATATTGTTCTAGGATCAGGTTCCGGACCCGGGTCATAGTCTAACACATGCTGTTGGTTGTTAAAATGTTCAAAATGAAAATCTTCAACAGCATCGGGCATTAGCCAGCTTAAACAAAAATCATTCTTCAGTTGCTCTTTATAAATGGATTCTATCAGCATACAACGGTGATGCGTGGGTTTGGAATTCATGCTGATTGCCAGCTTGTTGATATGCTTCACTTGTTGAATAGAGTCTTTTTGTAGATCGTGTGCTGTACAGTGAAGCTGATATGCAGGCCAGTTAATTGCTTTTACCTTGAACTCGTTGCGCCATTCTAGATTTTGATCATCGTGGATGCTGATCCAGTACTCCAATGTGATGTTATTTTCTGTGATCACAGAGTTAAACTGGTTTACATAATTCCAGTAGGCTTCACGGCTGTTTATGCCGCCTTGATCAGAGCGAAAAAAAGGATTGAATTCTTCTGGATTAAAAACAACGACTTTTTTATTTTTTATTGTCTGCAGGAATTCTATGAATTTCCAGGGACCGTTAGGACTGCTGCTGTCTATTCCATAAGGATGAAATATTGTAATAAGATTGGGGTCTTCAACAATTTCCATCCTTTTTTCTCGTTGATTTGTTTACTTGCCTTTTTTGCCAGGCACACAGTTGGGCACTTCTTTGCCATTTTTCTTCTTGGTGCCTACCATTTTGTAGCCTTTCCAGCAGGGATCTTCGTCTTTGTCGATCTTGCCTGGGCTTTTGTCTTTTTTCTTCTCGGTCATTGCCAGGCCAGCATCATCTGCCATGTCATCTGGCATTATCTCATCAGGGCCACACATCTCTCTGCGTCGCTTTTGACCTTCCATGTGAGAGTGCAGGCCTTCCATGTCGCCGTGGATTTTGGCCAGCTTGTTCTGATACCATTCTTCCATCATGGTACCTGCTTCCAGGCATTCGCGTACTTCCTGTGCAGCATACTCGATAAAATGCAACTGTGTCAGGGCCATGTCAGCTGAGCCTTCGTGTCCGTAATCTGGGCCGTCAATGGCTTCTGCCACGGGTGTTTTTTTATGTGATTCAAACAGCGGTGTTGCTGCATCAATCAGTTTTCTCATGTCATTCATAATAATATCCTATCTTCTATATTGTTCGATTTGGCTGGCATCTAAGTTGTATCCACGACCTTCCAAATAGTTTGCTAGAACCTCATTCATGGTTTCTGATTCTGCAAACTGAGCTGGCAGAGATTGATCTGCAACCACACTGTCAAAATAGTTTTTCACAATGTCTATCATGAGATCAATGTCGACCTCCCTAGGATTTTCTACTAGATTGTCCAAGAAGAAGTCTGCAAACTCTGTCTTGCCTGCAGGGTCATTGAGAAAATAGTTCTCTGCATCTTCAATGTCATAGGGCAGATTCTCTGCTGCTTCTTGTTCACTGCGATCCTGATCAGCATAGTAGCGATCGGTGTCTGATTCCACTCTGTCATCAAACAGCTGAGCTGTAGTTTCCATCAATTTTCTCATTTCGTTCATAATTCCAGTCCTTTTCTTCTAGAATTTTATGTCAATTAGTTTATCAAACAGCCTTCCTGATGCTCCGATAAACGCACTGTAGGCTTGCAACCACGCAAATTGCTCTCTGGTGTAATCATTTGTACCACCATGGTTTTCAAAATTGTTGCCGATATCTGGGTCTTCGGATTCTAAATCATAGTATGAATAAAAATCTTCGAGTATCTCGGACATATGGGTTCCAATTTTACGAACCAGTGCGCTGCTAGCATTGTCACTCTGTGCAGATTCGACTGCTTCTAATAGTTTTCTCATATCGTTCATGGTTCTAATCCTTTATTGGCCTTGTTCTGATTTCCAGATGGTCCAGATACCATATGCAATGCCTGCCCATGCAATCCATTTGATCAACGGTGCTGCTGCTAGTGCAAGTACACTGATGCCAATGATCACACTGCCGTCCCAGGTGGTGCGTTCTGCAAAGCGTTGTTTGATCCATTGTTTTGCTGCTTCTAGTTGTGCAAAAACGTTCATGTTAACTCCTTATGGCAAAAAAGCCGACTTCAACTGTTGTAGTTTCTGGTCATACTGTGACATTTTTATGTCAACAATTTCTCCCAGGGTGTCAGCAAGCTGTTCCAGCTTGGAATAGTCTACTGCGCCCGCAGCTTCTTTGGTCTTGACTTTGAGCGTGCCTTTTCTGCCTGACATCACTGTTTTCTCTATTTTGGTGTGCTTTTCTTTTAGTTGCTGTATCATAGGCACTAGATCACCATCAACCATTTCATAGAGCTCTTCTAAGAAATCTTCCACTTCAAAAACTTCATCTTCTTCTTCACGCTCCGGTGTATCTTTGGCCATGGTGATGCTAAGACTCACTGTGTCAATATACCTGGTGAGCACAGCATCTTCAGCATCAAACAGTTCTTCAATGTGCTGTTTGGCTTCTGCATTAGCATCGTCTCTGAGCTCTTTTATTTCTTTGTTAAACTCGTCGATCTTTTTAAACTTGTTTGCAAGACGAGTAAACTGGGCACTAGATGGGCCTGTAACTGTTGCAGTGATCTTGCTAAACTCTTCGGAAAGGGTTTTTGCTTTGGTTTCGCCTTCTAGGTCATAGGACACATCGGGGTGATTTTCCAATCTAGCTTCTATTAAATGCCATAGTTTCATATCTGTGTATTCTCTTAGTTGCCTACCAAACGACCCTGATACGGATGCGGTGATTCGCCGCCGCTGGTGGGTTTTGATTTTTTTGGTTTTTTCTCGCCAGCGCGCACTTGATCAGGTTTACGCTTGCTCTTCTTTTTGCGTGCTTCTGTGACGTTAACAATCTCACTGATTATCATTGTATTGTGCCCACATACTGCAGAGTAATTTTTGCACTGCCTGCTGATGCATTGCCTTGTGTGACATACACCTTGACTTCAGTGGCACTGCTGTATGTGAAACCAATTTCTTCTTGAAATTGTGTGTCCAGCTGGCTGAAGTCAGTGATGGTGTACAGACGATCTTGATCGGCGTCGTCGCCCACAGTGAGCAGTGTTTCTCCGTCGGCACCACTCCAGCTGTTTCCTGGAGTTATGCTAATGCTGAGTATTTTGGTATTTGCACTGGCAGTGCCAAACGATGCACTAGCATCATCAAAGTTTGCAGTGGCTTTTGCAAAAGACACCTTGCCTTCTGCAGCTTCGGTGAGTTGAGTTTGTGCCACAGCATGTTCGGGGGCTGTGCCTTCTGCAATGTCAATGCCCACTGGGTTGCCATCGGGGTCTTCGAAACTGACTTGATCGCTGTTACTGCCGACAATCTTTGCTCCGCCTTTGCCTAGCTGCACATTGGCTGCCACGCCAGCAATGCCATAATTTTTTACTGAATCTACCATATCAATATCCTGTCATCACAGTGTGATGTTGCCGAGATCTTCGTTTTCAGTTTGTGCTTCGTTGATTGAACCATAGTCTGTGACATCAACACTGTCGCTGGCTACCACAATACTGATTGTTGCCGACCCGCTGGTGGCTGTGCCCTGTGTCACCGAATAGGAGAGGTCTGTTTCAGATAGGTATTCATATTGAAATTGACTGTGGTACTGACCTACTTTGAGCACATCGACATCCTGCGATCGTATAAATCTACTGCTGTTGTCTTCATCGCCTACTTCAATGTAAGTGGTTGTGTTGTCAGCAGTTCCCTGCCACACAGCTGGGATATCAACAGTGACACTGATCACACGTGATCCTTCTGCAATGGTTGCAAGTGATCCTGTGGCCGAGTCATGTGCAACATCCACAGTGATATGCTGCAGGAGGTCTTCACTGAGTTCATCCAGTTGTGCTTTGGTAACAGCTTGTGTGCTGGCAGTTGCATTGGCAATTGACAGTTTTTGCAGTGCATTGCCTGAAGTGTAAAATCCGATAGAGTTTGCAGTGCCTGCAATGTATGAGCCTTTTTTGCCCAGTTCCACATTTGCTGCAACACCGGCGAGATTGTATTTTTTAACAGAAGCCATGGTTTCTCCCCATAGTTTGGCAGTTTTTATAAATTATATTTATCAGAACCAGAGTTGACCTATCACACAAAAACCTGTACAATTACACGCATGACAGCAGAAAAAACCGCCAAACACTGGAATTATCGTGTGATCAAACACCACAGCGACTCTGGTGAATATTTTGAGATTCATGAGGTATACTATGATCATGAGGGCACGCCTGTGGCATGCACAGAATCTGGTGTTGCTCCATACGGTGAATCCACAGAAGAGCTCAGCAATGCCATGATACACATGCAGAGTGCATTGACACAGCCGGTGCTGGACATTACAATGTTTGCAAACACCAACAATTCCTCAGAGAGCATAAACCGTGCTCTCAACATGATAAAAAAGGATTCAGATGTTTGACCAAAGCACACAGCGCATAGGTTTCTGTTGCAAATACATGGATCCTAACCAAGATCAGCCCAAAAAGATACTCCATGAAAAACAACAGCAGTACACAGAACGTAGTACTACCGTGGCCTGGCTGAACCGTCAAGCACAACAGGATGCCGAACAGCGCCTCCATGAACTGGTTGAGCACAACATGGCATCCGCACTGCGATTGGTTGAGTGGGTAGGTAGCCTCCCAAAGCACAAACGCATGGTAAGACTGGGCAGTCATCAAATACCCATGGCCACTGAACCCACTTGGCGTTACCTATGGGAAGACTCAGATACTAGACGATGGCTGGAACAGGGCTTTGCACAAGTAGGCGAAGCCGCACGGAGACTGGATGTGAGATTGGACATGCATCCCGGTCAGTTCTGTGTGTTAGCTTCTGACAAGCCCGATGTGGTAGAACGCAGCATCGACGAATTCGAATATCACTGTGACATGATTCGCTGGATGGGCTATGGTCAACAGTTCCAAGATTTCTGTTGCAATGTGCACATATCGGGTCGACTGGGTGCTCAAGGCATCATTGATGTGCTACCGCATTTGAGTCCAGAGGCCCGCAACACCATCACCATTGAAAATGACGAGTTTGGCTGGGGCTTAGATGAGAGCCTCAAACTTCGAGATCACGTGGCACTGGTGCTTGACATTCACCATCACTGGGTCAGAGAGGGCGAATACATACAGCCCACAGACCTTAGGTTTCAACAGGTCGTGGACAGTTGGCGCGGCGTGCGTCCTTTAATACACTACAGCTACAGTCGTGACGAGCACATCCCCGACATTGATAACAAACATCAAGCACTGCATGACCGAGACCATCTCATTGATCAAGGCGCTAAGAAAACCAAACTGCGTGCACACTCAGACTACTATCCCAACCCCGTGGCCAATCAGTGGGCCATGAGCTATTGGCCTTATGCAGACGTAGAGTGTGAGAGCAAGATGAAGAACTTGGCCGTAGATCAACTGCTGGAAACTGTGAAGTTTTCAGAGCACGAGCTAGTATAATCCAATCATGTGTGTGTGCCGGCCGGCATTGTATAATTAAAAATGGACAGCCAAAGTTGCAGTTCTCTGCTTCTATATAGCGTATTCTAAGAGGGACGCAGTGTTCAATTACTTGTTAGACTGAACAGTGCGCTGTCCACTGTTGTATTTACAAACCAAGTTAATATACCAGGCAGAAACGGTTATTTTTGGCGAATTTCACAAAAAACTTGACTGCACTGTGTTTTTCAGATAAAATACACTATACAAACAGGAGATCAACATGCTTATTGAAAAGCCTCTCAAAGAAAACGACATTGTCAGCCTCAAGCTCATCACGGGCGAAGAAGTTATTGCAAACTACATAGAAACCACAGATGAGCAGGTGGTGGTTTCAAAGCCAGCCACCATTGCAGCCAATCAGCAGGGCATGGGCATTATTCCCTATATGATGACTGCCAAACCCGACAAACTGCGACTAAATAGAAACACAGTTGTTGCCTGTGCTCTCACAGACGAAGGCATTGCTAAATCCTACACAGAAGCAACCACAGACATTCAGCTAGCACAGTAGTGTCGACTCAGAGGAGGTCAACATGAATTTGGATTTCAACAAACTGGCATCACTGGTGTTATATGGCATTGCTGTTTGTGCTACCACAGTGTCAGTGACAGCAGTCATTGACTCGGGCAAACGCACAGCAGACATTGAAGTCAAACAGCTTCCTCTGGTTGATGCACCTAGCCTAGCACCAAAAAATCCCATTGAGATGACCCCAGAAGAAGTCAAATGTTTGGCAACAAACATCTATCATGAAGCGCGCGGAGAAAACCGAGCAGGCAGGATTGCTGTAGCCCACGTGACCATCAATCGCGTTTGGCATCATCGATATCCTGACAAAGTGTGCGACGTGGTCTATGATGCTAGGTATTTTGTAAACTGGAGAGGCAACAGAATGCCCCGAAGACACCAATGCCAGTTTAGCTGGTACTGCGATGGCAAGTCTGATAATGTTGTGCTTGTGGACAACCAAGGCACACCCATTGAGCCCAACGTCAAAGCCTGGCAGGAGAGTTTGAGCATTGCAAGAGGAGCACTAGAGGGCATCTACCCAGACAACACAGGTGGTGCCACACACTACTTCAATCCTGATCTTGCTGATCCACACTGGCAGCAGGTATACGATCGTGTGGCAGTGGTAGGCAATCATAACTTTTATGTGAGCACTTATCGATGAATAAAATCACAGCAACCAGATATCACGACTTCAGCACAGGACATCGTGTGTACGGTCACGAGAGCAAATGTGCGCACCTGCACGGACACAATTATCGTGTGTATTTCACAGTGCAAGCAGATGAATTGGACCATGTAGGTCGCGTGCTAGACTTCTCAGTGATCAAAGATCTTCTTTGCGAGTGGTTGGAAGAACACTGGGATCACCGATTCCTGATCTGGTCACAGGACCCTTGGGCACAGGGCCTCAAGCAGCTTGATTCTGAGGGCACAGTGATTGTGGAGTTCAATCCCACTGCTGAAAACATGGGCAACTATCTGCTCAACACTGTGGCGCCCGAACAGCTTAAAGGCACAGGAGCAAAGTTGATCAGCGTGAATATTCAAGAAACCCGCAAGTGTAGTGTAGATGTGCATGTGGAGCAATGATCCCGTTTTCATGGTAAGCGATCGTCACAATCATGGCGCCGCAAGTCCTTTGTATATGATGGTGTGCACGCCCAAACTTCAAGACCATCACTGGAGTGAGCCTCCGCATTGGAGTTTTACTCCCGACGGCGATCCTATCTACAATGAGGGCATGCTGCATGTTGGTGTAACACCCCTTAGCGTGGCAAAAGAACAGTTTGCAAATGTATTTGGTGACTGGCAAGCCAAGGGTTGCCGTGTTTTCAGCAAAACAGAGTTTTTGGAAAAATACTTGCCTTTTATACCAGGTGCTCTTGCCACAGTGTTGGCTTCAGACAAAGCATGGCCCCAACACATACATTGGCACCAAGAAATCTATCTCAATTATCAATAGGTTAACTAACATGTATACCTACAACTGCATTATCAAGAGGATTGTCGACGGCGACACAGTTGATGTGGACATTGACCTTGGGTTTGACACATGGTTGCACAATGTGCGAGTGAGATTGCCCGGCATTGATGCTCCAGAGTCTCGCACCAGAGACCTCACTGAAAAGTACTATGGAAACCTAGCCACTCAGTTTGTGGAGCAGAATTTAACGCTAGGCAAGCAGTATGTGTTGTTCAGCAAAGAATTCAATGCCACTGATGCTTTTGGCAGAGTATTAGGTGATTTTCAACTGGAAGATGGTCGCAGTCTTGTATCGGTTCTGTTACAATCACATCATGCTGTGCACTGGAATCCAGATAACCGCACAGGCATGCAGGAACAACACCTAGCTAACCAACGAATACTTGCAGAACAAGGATTCAAACCAAAGGAATGAATCAATGACACAAACACGCACAGAATATGCAGACACCTGCGAAGTTACCAACACTGATCGCGGCCGCACAGTCACAGGAGAGATCTTAAACTTTGTACCTCAAAAACTGCTTGATGTCAGCGTTGACCGCAGTGTGAAAATATCGATGCGGTGGCAACCTGCTCCCAACAAAAACTTTGACTATGATGGCCTCTACATTGGCTCAGTGAGCGGCATGGAATTCACCAGTCACGGTCCAGAGCAAGTCACATACAGACTGAGCAAATAGGAGAATATCATGGCAAAATTCTACTCAACCAAAACACTTGGCAACGATCGCGGACTCAGTTGCTGTTTCCGCCAGTGGCGTAGCAAGCATTCACACTGCAGTTTCTTGCATGGCTACAGTATTGGCATCAAACTAACCTTTGAATGTGACGGTTTGGATGAACGCAACTGGGTCATGGACTTTGGTGGTCTCAGAGACTTCAAGAGCTGGGCATCATACATGTTTGACCACACACTAGTTGTAGCAGAGGATGATCCACATCTGGAGTTCTTCAAGCAGATGGCAGACATTGGCGAGATCAACGGTGATGAGAACTCTGCACTGTGTGATCTGAGGATTGTGCCCGCTGTAGGGTGTGAGCGATTTGCTGAAATGGCCTACAACAAAATGAGTGAGATTATTCGCAACAGCATCAAAGACGGTTCTGCTCTCAATCCCACAGTTCGTGTAAAAAGTGCAGAAGTGTTTGAACATGCTGGCAACAGTGCTATCTATGAAGGTTGATGAGTCTTCTTATCCTGTTTACTATGATAGCTGAGGTTGATTCAACTGATGTAGCCAGCTGATAGTTGTGTTTTGCTATCTCTGTGCGGTCGCTGTGATCACCTTTTAATATTTCTATGATTCTAGTGATTCTGCTTTCGCCTTTGAGATTGTCATAGTCGCCTGGCATAACAAATCCTAACTCTTCTACAAGACAATTGAATCCAGGCGGTGCCACGGTAAGCGGAACATGTCCTGCAACAAATGCCTTGAAGGTTTTTTCTGTGGCAAAACACAGATTCGTGTAGGTCTCACAGACAATATGCCATCGGTATTTGCCGTGATACTGTTTGTGCAAAGGCACACACTCCTCAAAGGTTTCGATGTGATCCAGTTGCTTCGGCAGAGCGTGCCAGTGCTTCTGCACAAATGGATGTTGTAGTTGATCTATCCATCTATCTTTGCTGACATTTGGGCTGTGTGCAAAGTCGCCCAGCTTGCCTATGTCTCCTGTGTTAAACCACAAAGACCAATCACAGTGCTCAAGCAAATTATTTTGGTCCAGCGCATGTAGAAGATCCAGCCTAATAGATCTCGGTTTGTGAACCGGCACGATAGCCAACTTTTTCTCTGTGCACACAGGAAATTCACTGCAAAGGTTATTGGTTCTAATTGATTCAGCAAGAGTGCTCAACATAAAAATAGGCAGGTCATTAACTGAGCCCGTAACTGATGCTGTGCCTGGAAGTACATCGATGTCTTGCAAACAAAAACCGCCTTCCATGAAATCGTGTACCACAACATTGTAGTGTTCCAGGCGTTTTTTTATTGCGGCAGGGTATGATCCATAGGTTTGACAGTCCAGTTCAAACACGGTGTCAGCAAAATTTGTAGGTGACTGTAAAAGCAGGTCATAGATGTCAATGCCTGTGGGTCCGAATTTTCGTGCTAGAAATATGCTGTGATTTGCCAGCTGGTTGGTTATTTCACTGCCGTATATGGCTTTCACATGCTTTGCTGGTCCAGGAAGATATGATTTTGAAGCATCGCCAACAAAAAGGTCAACTAATCCAGGAAAAGCACCCTGTTTGATGTTGTTTTTTATTTTTTCTATGTGCACAGGGATATTTATATGGTCCTTGTGCCCAACCAAAAACATTCTATGTTTGTAATAAATACAAGTATGATCTTTTCGATAATGACATTGTTTACAGCACTGGCCATGGCAGGCACTGCAGCCACGTTTGCTATCATGGGCATCATGGCCATCTTTGCTGGTTTGCCTTATCATGCTTTGATTATGGGCTGTGTGATCGAACTTGGCAAAGTAGTAGGTGTAAGCTGGCTGTACCGCAACTGGCAAGCACCCACCAAAATCAAGTATGCCATGGTGCCTTTGGTAATTGTTGCCATGCTGTTGACTTCCATGGGCATTTTTGGTCTCCTCTCCAAAGCACACCTTGAACAAACTGCCAGCGTGGATTCAAATACTGCTGTGGTTGAGCGATTGGACCAACAGATCAGCAGAGCAGAGCTGGATATTACACGAGCGGAAACTGCACTAGAACAACTGGATTCGGCAATCAACGAGTATGTGGAACGAGGATTTGTCACACGCGGCTTAGAAGCACGCGAAGCACAGCAAACCGAAAGAGACAGTCTACAGCAAATTATCACAGAAAGTCAGCAGAAAATTGCTGAGCTAGAAGACCAGCGCCTTGATCTCAACCAAGAGCTGCAGGCTGTGGCACTGGAAGTAGGTCCAGTGAAATATATTGCTGAACTGGTATATGGTGCAGGCGAAGATCGCCTAGAAGAGGCAGTGAGATGGGTAATCATTGCGTTTATTTTTGTGTTTGATCCCATGGCTATTCTATTGCTGATGGCTGCAAACTTCAGCTTGATGCAGAGAGGAGTTCATCTAGAAACAGTGTACCAGCCAAATCCAAAAACGCCAACATCTGACATCAGTGAATCCACTGACAGCAACACGGCTGAAAAAAAAAGATCGCTGAACTCGAACAACAACTAGAGCAGGCACTTGGTCAACCTCCTGAAATTGTTGAACGCATTGTAGAAAAACCTGTGGAAGTTGAAAAGATCATTGAAGTTCCTGTGGAAAAAGTTGTTGAAGTAGAAAAACCAGTGGAGGTTGAGCGTGCTGCCACAGGAGACCTCCATGAAGCTGCTCGTCTGTTGGCCAACAGCGAGTTCAACAAAGAAGATCTCAGTGCACAGGAAATCTTTGATCTATTACAAAAAGTCTCAGAAGATGAAGTAAAAAGTCGCATGGGTTTTTGGGCAATGCCGTTGCCTCACAGTGATGCTGACACTGACACATCGAACATAAAATACACAAGCAAGAAAAAATAACATATAAATACAACAACATGCATAGGTCTATTGATGTCAGACGATAACAAAAAACTCAACTGCAGTTTCTGCGGTAAAAGTCGCGACCAAGTTGAAAAGCTCATTGCCGGTCCCAGTGTATACATCTGCAACGAGTGTGTTTCTGTGTCTTACAAAATTGTGTCACAGGAACTTGAGGATGACACTGACAAACCACAACTTGACAGTGTGCCTGTGCCCAGTGAAATCAAGGCACACTTAGACGATTACATCGTTGGCCACAACGATGTCAAGGAAATGCTCAGTGTCAGTGCCTACAATCACTATAAACGCATAGGCAACCAGCTGGATTGCGAGCCAGAAAAAAGCAATGTGTTGCTGATTGGTCCCACAGGCTCGGGCAAAACCCTGTTTGCCAAAACACTGGCAAGAAAAATGAGTGTGCCGTTTGCTATCGCTGATGCTACCACACTCACTGAAGCAGGCTACGTTGGCGAAGATGTTGAAAGCGTGCTCGAACGACTCTTGGTCACTGCTGACTTTGATCTAGAATCGGCACAAAAAGGCATTGTGTACATCGACGAAATCGACAAAAAAAGTCGCAAGTCAGAGAGCAACACCAACAGTCGCGATGTTTCCGGTGAAGGCGTTCAGCAGGCACTGCTGAGATTGATCGAAGGCACCACCACCAAGGTCAAAGTAGCCAACAACAGGAAATACACCGAAGATTTTGTAGAGTTTGATACCAGTAGCGTGCTGTTTATTCTAGGTGGTTCTTTTGTTGGCCTTGAAAAGCAGATTGAGCACAGACTTCGCAGATCTTCTGCTATTGGGTTTGGCGCACAGATCGTCACAGAAGATCAGCGTCAATCCATTCTGCAAAAAGTCATAGCACAGGATATTGTAGACTATGGCATTATTCCCGAGTTGATAGGACGTCTGCCAATTTTAGGCGTGCTGGACACACTCACAGAATCACAGTTGAAAATGATCATGATGTCTGTGAAAAACAATGTGTTGAAGCAATCACAGGAGCTGTTGATGATCGACGGCATTGATCTGGAATTCTCTGAGGAATACATAGATTCAATTGCACACCTGGCTATTGGCACTAACCTGGGCGCCAGATCACTGAAAACTCTTGTGGAACAGAGCCTCATCAACATCATGTACCGTGCTCCAGAACTTCAGGAATCGGGCGTGGTTTCTGTGATTTTTGATAAGTACCCTGTAAACTCAAACACAAAACCACAGTTGATCTACACTGATGGCACACAATCAGAGGACACAGACTATCGTTTGTACAGAGGAACGGATGAAGAATAATCACAGAGGAAAAAATAGAAAATTCAGCAACAGAGAACACAGTGGTGTGCCAGTGCGCATCCCAGGGGCAAACGTTGAAGTGAGAAATGACGATGTCAATGGAGCACTGAGACGCCTGAAAAAAATTCTAGAAACCAGCAATCGTCAAAAAGAGCTGGCCAAGCATGAGTACTATGAAAAGCCCAGTGCTGTGAGAAAACGTGAACGAGCACAAGCAGTAAAACGAGCTCACAAAGAGCAGATCAAGCGAGACCCTGTGCTCAAGGCACAGAGTTCACGGTCTCATCGCAAAAAGAGATAGTCATGAGCAAGAAACTGTTTGTGTTTGGATGCAGTTATTCTGACCGAACAGAAGTGGAAAAGGCCTATGGCGACTATGTCAGTGAAATCACAGGGCTGGAATATCATCACTGTGCCAAAGGCGCCACATCCAATGATCGCACATGGCGCATGGCCACTCGCATGATCATTGATGGCGAAATTACCCCCAACGATGTCGTAATAGTTCAGTACACAGATCGGCACAGACGCGAGTTTGGCAGCCACGGCATAGGCTATGATCACATACAGGAACGCATAGAACATGCTCGCATCGACGAGCCGGATAAAAATCACATACATCATTTAGACAGGTCACACACCGAATGTGGAACTTTCTACACCAGCAACTACAAAATGGACAGCTATATATGGTACAATTTTGAACCTGACAAGACTCTACACAGAACCTATCAGAACACATGTGTGATCGATGAGTTTGACAACGAGTATTTTATCACCAGGCACAAGCAGTTTGAGAGTTTCTGTGAAGCAAACAACATCAAGTTGGTGATGCTGTGGTGCAGACTGTCAGACCTCCTGGATGAGTACAATATTCTTGGGCCATATGCTCGAAAATATCTCATCAACGAAGAAAATATTATTCCCACAACTCCTCCCATGTGCTACAAATACGAGCTTGGCCTCAATCAAAGAACAGCAGAAAATTTAGATGAACTAGCAGACTGCAATGTCTGGGACTTGAGCCATCTCAGCGATCTAGGTCACAGTACCATAGGCAAATACATAGCTGCATATCTTCAGCGACACAGTTTAGTTTAACAAAGGGAGGTCTAGTATGGCAAACAAACTGATTGTCTGTGGTTGCAGTTATTCAGATCGCACCTTTGTTGACAGGTGCTATGGGGACTATCTCAGCGAGATGCTAGACAAACAGTATGTGCATTTGGCCAAGAAAGGAGCCAGCAACGATCGCGCCTGGAGAAAAGCCACCGAGATGATTCTCAGAGGTCAAATTGATTCCGATGACATTCTGTTGGTTCAATACACTGATCTAAATCGACGTGAGTTTCCCAGCAACAATCTCAAATCGGCACACGTAGGCACGGAAGTGGTTGAAAGCATGTCTGACATGCACAAATCCTATGCTGTGAGTGATTATAAAATTGACAGTTACACCTGGATGGATGACGCATATGACGCTGAATTGCATCAAGCATATCAGAATTGCAGCACCTACACTGGGTTTGATGAAGACTATGCTAGATTTAGACATAGCCAATTTGAAGCACTGTGTAAACTTCATGGTATTACATTGGTAGTTTTGGTTGTTAGATATATCTGTTATCAGCATGATAGCTTTGTGCAATTTTTGGAGTCATCGGACAATATATATACAATCAGTGAAAAACAATTCACAGAATTACATGGCGACAATAGGAAAGACTATGAGCTTGGCTATGCCAAAGCTCGACAGTATCTTGGGCGTCTAAGGCATACAAAGTCTAAAAACGATGCTAGAAAAATCATTGATCAGCTGAATACAGATCACTGGGATAATGCTCACCTCAGTAAAGCAGGACATCAGTGTGTGGCCAAACATCTAGCTGAATATTTGTGCAACCATCAGCTTGTGTAACTTGACATCCAACACATATGTGCTATAATATTTGGGTAATAGCAAACTGTTGGAGAACACTATGACCATGCATCTGTTAGGCCCCGAATATACCACAACTCGCACCCGCAAACAAAAAGCCAAGCTCAGCAAGAAACGTCTACAGAATCTAAAAGCCGAGTGGCACGAACACAATCGCTGGCTCAAGAGAAATCACATGGAGAAGATCTCCTATGATGAGTTTGAAAACTATGTGCGCGGCATTTCACCTGAACCCCAACCCAAGCGTACTGACACTCTCAAGCAGTCTCCCTCTGTGCACAGTGATCGCATGGAGGCTTACAAACGTATTCCCAGTCATGGCATCAAGAAGTCTGGCGGAGATTGTGCACGACGCGAGTCTCCCAAATACACAGGAGACCTGGTCAAGGGCATTGCCACTATGCACAAAAGCAATGCAGTTCCTGTGATCGACGACGAGCATGCCAAAGACATTTCCAAGATGCGGAGATAACAGTGAATTCAAGCATGGACAATGAACCATTTGATGCACCCCCAGAAAAGATCTCACAGTTGGAGGACCATGATGTTATTGTGGGTCACGATGGCACACGATACGCAGTTGGCGAAATACGCAACAGCAATCGCATCACCAAGAGTGTCACGCCCAAAGGCGATATAACTTGGTATGTGAAGTGGTTCAGCAGTGTTATGGTGCTCATTGCTATTGCTATTCGATCCAGTGGTGCAGTAGATCTACAGTGGCTGGATATCACGTTTAGTTTGATTGGCGCATGTGGATGGCTGTTTGTGAGTTTGAAATGGAACGACAGAGCACTTATACTACTACACAGTGTGGTCACTATCATGCTGACCACAGGCCTAATAAATCACTGGGTTGCACAATGACTCAGAAGATTTTGTCACAGCATGAAATCTGTGATAAATACTCATGCAACACAGGCACGCCGATAGGGTGTTAGGGTTGCACAACAATCTTGCTTAACAAAGGAGATAAACAATGACAAGCAAACAACTACGTGTTACATCTGACCTGTTCAACTCCCCACTGTACAAAATGAGTGTGGGATTTGATCAACTATTCAACGATATGTTGGAAAACCCCACTTTTTCTACTACTTCGGGTTATCCGCCCTACAACGTGGCTCGCATCACAGACACCGATGACAATGTCAAGTATGAAGTCACACTAGCAGTGGCCGGTTTTCGTGATGAAGATATCACTGTAACTGTGGAGAAAAATCAGTTGCTAGTAGAAGGCAAAAGTGCTGCATTGGCCGAAGACGTGGATACCACTGTGGAATACATTCACAAAGGCATTGCAGAACGCAATTTCAGTCGTACATTTCAGTTGGCTGAAAATGTGGAAGTCACAGGTGCAGAGTTGAAAGATGGGCTACTGCGGATCACACTTGTGCAAATTATTCCTGAGGAGCACAAGCCCAAGCAGATTGCCATCAACAGCAAGTAAACCGCATAGTTGTGGGGAGACATCTCCCCACAACATTTTCACATACACAGACAGGAAATATCATGAGCGACCAAAATCCCAAAAATTCAAGATCGGGTGCTGTTCACATCAACTTGAACAGTATTTTTACTCCTGAAGAAATTGCCGGACTCAGTGACGATGAACTCAGCAACCTTGTGGTGCAGATATTGGCCAGCATGGCCGATGAGCAATCTCACGTGCACACAGTGAATGGTTCACAGACACAAACACAGAGTCGCACAGACACTGAGATCACATATCCCAAACGCTACAATGTGATATTTCTCAATGACGACTACACTCCCATGGATTTTGTGATTCAGTTGTTGGTGGAAATTTTCAACAAAAACATAGATCAAGCACAAGAAATCACCATGGCAATTCACAACGAAGGCAGTGCAGTGGTAGGCACCTACAGCAGAGAGATTGCTGAGCAAAAAACTCACGAAGCTGTGCTTGCATGCCAGCACAGCGGACACCCACTCGAAATACTCTGTGAGCCAATGTGATGATTTTTGGCAAGGAGCATTTTCCCACACTGTGGAACAATCCAGAGCTAGCGTATTTTGATAGCGCAGCCACCAGCCAAACCCATCAATATGTGCTTGATGCTATGCAACAATACTATACAACCTATCGCAGTTCGCCGGCACGCGGTGAGTACGAAATTGCTGCACAAACAGATCATTGCACCTATCAGGCGAGAAGTGCCGTTGCTGAACTCATCAAAGTTAATCCTTCACAGATATTGTTTACCTCAGGCACCACGCAGGGCCTAAACTGGATTGCAGAGTGGCATCGCAATGCACCCACAGTTATTATCAGCGAAGCAGAACATCATGCCAACATTGTGCCCTGGCTACAGCAAGGTCGCACCGTGGAAAACGGTCGTCTCAGAGTATTGCCCATGGAGCCATACACCGGCGAAATTGACGTCACAGCAGCCGATGACATATTTTCAGAGTGTGAGCCACGCAGTCTGGTCAGCATCATAGGCACCAGCAATGTCACAGGCATCACACAGCCCTGGGAACTGTTGGCCAAGATGGCACACTATCACAACCACAGTGTGTGCATGGATTTCTGTCAGACTGTGGCACATGATCAAATCGATCTCACAGAAAACGAAGTTGAGTGGGCCGTATTCAGTGCGCACAAGATGTATGGCCCCACAGGCATAGGTGCACTCTACAGTGCGTTTGATTTCACTGAGCTCAAAGCCATGCAGTACGGAGGAGGTGCAGTAGAGCACGTAAGTTTTGATGATGTCAAGTTCTTGCCGGGTGTATACAAACATGAACCGGGCACGCCCAACACAGCAGGCATTATTGGTTTTGGCGCCGCTGCTGATCTCATCGACTACGAAGGTTATGATCGCATCAGATATATAGAGGACTGTGTGAATGATTGGTTGTTTGAGGCTGGCATCAATGAGTTGCCTGTGGATTGGATCTTGGGTTCAAGCGATAGAAGCGACCACTGGCCACACAGGCGCACTATTTACAGTTTTGTGCCTAGATCAGGACATAGCAGTGATGTGGCAGCATTGTTGTCAAACACCAACAGTGCTGTGAGATCGGGCAAACTGTGTGCACACCCTTATGTAGACAAGCTCAGCAACCGTGGTGTTGTGAGAATCAGCATAGCACCCTATAACAGTCAGGAAGACTGTGAAACATTGGTATCAGATTTACATCGTGTGCTGAGAATGCTTGAGTAAATACCACACAGGAGAAACCGATGTTTTATATCAGAGTACCAGAAGTTACGTTTCACGTTAGGGCACAGATTTCACAAGCACCGGGCTACGAATGGCGCAAGCTCACCAGCAGAGACGTATTTGCTAATCGTAGAGTGGTGATATTTGCTGTGCCTGGCTGTTATACTCCCACATGTACCAGCAATCATCTGCCTGGCTATGAAGCAGCACATGCTCGAATCTCTGACTATGGCATTGATGATATCTACTGCCTCAGTGTCAATGACAGCTATACCATGAATGCTTGGCTTGGGTCACAGGGTGTCACACACGTGAAATCTTTGCCAGACGGGTCAGGCGAGTTCACACGCAAAATGGGTTTCCTGGTAGACAAAAGCAATTATGGCATGGGCATGCGCAGCTGGCGTTACAGTATGTGTGTGAGGGACGGCATGGTGGAAGCACTGTTTGCTGAGCCGGGCATGTCAGACAATGCCGAAGAGGATCCTTTTGTTACCAGTGATGCGGAAACCATGATCAAGTATCTAGAAACTGCACACCAGGCACAGCAAGAGCAGCAATCTCAGTCACAGCAGTAATTTCACATAGATGTTGCTGTCTGAGGTCTCAGTGCCAAAGAAACCTGCCACAGTCTCAAAACCAAAACCGATATAACTTTTCAGTGCACTCTGCCTAGGCATACTCCAGACCATTTCGCACTTTTCTTGCCGAGCTTGCCAGTGTGTGACTGTGAACAGCAGTTGTGCAAGACCTTTGCCCCGGTACTCTGGATCTACCCACAGGCCGCGACTGCGATAGTGCATGTCACAGGTGCGATGTCCGCTATTGACGCCAACGAGATTGTTGTTGATGATCACGCCCCAGAATGTGGGTTCATAGTCAAATATGCTCATGTCGATAGGCTCAGGATCGGCCTCAAACGGCCAAGTCATGGCACTGTGAGTCTCAATGGCACTGTGTCGATCGGGCCATAGGTGTGTGCGCCAAGGCACAAGTATCTCGTCGAATGTGATTTTCTGAATCTTCACACAGATATTTAATAGCTCTATAAATATCATGTGCATTTACAGGCAAAACACAGAAATAGGACACGCCATGCAAAACCCCAATGCTCTTGATTCACGCTGGGACAACCAAACTCTCAACTATGATCTAGAAAAACACAACTGGCCAGCGTATTGGCTGGGTGTAGCACAGGAATTGTTTCCGCAGATCGACAGTCTGGAAACCATTCACAAGATCTTGACTCCACAGGAAATTTCACAATTGGGGCGTCACTGCCAAAAGGCCTGTGACACAGAAGAATTTCAAAAGAGAGCAGATGCTTACTATGGTGAGCATATTCCAGATCTAGTTGGTGGTGAGGATTGGATGATTCAGCGTTTTTTCACAATTCGCATTGTGATTCCTAATCAAGAGAAAGCAGGTCGACTCTTGGCATTCCATCAAGGCATCTGGGTTGGCAACGGCCTGGGTTTGCGCACACTGTGGACACCGTTTACTCGATGCTACGATTCCAATACCATGTGGATCATGGACTGGGACAAGAGCACAAAGCTCACACAGAAGACCTACAACGAGCATCTCAGCTATGACGAACTGCAAGCAGAATGTGCCAAACACTGTTGGCCTGTGGAACTGGAGCCTGGCCAAGCACACCTGTTCCAGCAACATCACATTCACGGCAACTTCAACAATGAAACAGACATCACACGCTGGAGCATGGATGGCCGGGTGCTGGTCAAAGGGGGCAGCTATGGTAGAAAACTGCCCGGAGGTTATTTCCGCTTTCCAGAGGAAAGAGAAGATCAAAGAGCCATTGATACCAGCAAGACATGGATCACATATGCTGGCTGGAACAGCAAGTTCAGCAACCCGATTCCGCTGCCCATGCAACGCGCTATCATTGATCAGTACTGTGACAAGCACGGCATTCGCATCAATGACTATCAGTTTGAAAATGAGTTCTTGGATTGGCAACCCGGCCTAGAAAAATATATCAGCGGTTATAACGTGGGCGGTATTGTGCTGTGCAGCTTGCTGTGCCTTCCAGAAGATCCACGACGCAGACGCTACATGCTGGAATTGGCTGTTGACCACAATGTAGAACTGCACTTTGCTAACGAATTATGCAGTGTTAGATCTGCTGAAGATATTGCCCACATTGAACGCATTATGGGGTTCTTTGGTGAAAACACCAACCCCAACGAGACGCTGGGCATTGAACACAGCACCAACTTCTCCTACGGCTGGTATTGAAAACAATGTCACGAGTTGTACCGAGGGCCAACGGCCTAGGATTGAGACAACTGTGCTTTAGCGTGCCCGGCATCGATGTTTCGGACAAAGTCATTCTAGACTATGGTGGTAATCGTGGTAATCTGCTAGCAGACATTACCAACAGAAACCTAGAGCTCTCTAGCTATATCAACATGGATGTTGACAAAGAGTCCTTGGATTATTTTCAAGATATGTTTCCTGATGCTGAGGCTGTACACTATAACAGGTTCAATCCTGTGTATAACATCACAGGAGAAAAATTTATTCCCTTTCCCCTGAAAGATGACTCAGTGGACATTGTGTTTTCACATAGTGTGAATACACATTCCAGTTTTGAAGACTATCTGTTTGACCTAAAAGAGATGTCACGAGTTGTCAAGCCCGGTGGTGTTGTGTGCACATCTGTGATCACAGAAGATTTTCTAAGGTTAATACATCGTAAAAGAACAGAAGACTACGGGTCTGCTGTGGATTTTTCTGTGCTGCAGAATCCCAAGGATGTGCTGTATTTTGTGGACAACGACACTGTGGTGTATAACAGCAGTGATATACCCCGAGACAGTGATTTTTTGATTGCATACTACAACATTGAATGGCTCAAGCAGAGACTCCAGCAGGATAACATAATGGCTAGATATGCTGCTCCCCTTCAGCCTAGCCTACAGGGCATGCTGGTAATAGAACAATGAAGAGCAAAATGTTAACATTATACATAGGCTTATGTGATCGCATAGCTCAAATATCATCAGCAAAAAGGCTTCAAGTTGGCTGCTTGATTGTTAAAAACGATAACATTCTAGCATTTGGCTGGAATGGCACACCGCACGGCTGGGACAATGCATGTGAGCACGATCTGCCCGAAGAAATTGATGCAGACACTAGAACTGTTACGCCGGCACAGCTGATAACCAAGCCAGAAGTTTTGCATGCAGAAACCAACGCGATTGCCAAAGTGGCACAGGGTTCAGAGAGCAGTACAGGTGCCATCTTGTTCTGCACACATGCACCCTGCTTGGACTGTGCCAAGCTCATACACCAGAGTGGCATCACTGCTGTGTACTATCGTGATAAGTATAAGTCGCAGGCAGGCTTGCATTTTTTGGAAAAATGCGGTATAATTGTATCACAAATAACCGAGGATACACATGATTAACATAACAGAATCAGCGCAAGAATACCTATTGGAGCTGCTGAGCAAGCAGGAATCCGTGCTGGGTGTTTATATTTTTGTGAATAATCCAGGCACACCCAAAGCAGAAACAACTCTAAGTTATTGTCGAGAAGAGCCGGATCTCACAGAGAACACCATGAAAAAGTTTGGTGAGCTGACAGCATACATCGAAAACAAAAGTGAACCTTTTTTAGAAGATGCTGAAATCAACTATGACCAGAGTCGCATGGGAGGACAACTCACCATCAAAGCACCCAACAGCAAAACACCCAACTTGCCTGAAGATGCTACCATCGAAGATCGTGTAAACTATGTTCTGTGGACCACAGTAAACCCCAAGTTGGCCATGCACGGCGGAGAAGCAAATCTCATACGTGTAACAGACGAAAATATTGCTGTTCTCACATTTGGCGGAGGGTGCCAGGGTTGCGCAGCAGTGCCTCTCACAATGAAATTTGCTGTGGAAAAAGAGCTTCTTGCAGGTGTTCCAGAACTTGCTGGATTAGAAGATGTCACAGACCACAGCATCACAGATAATGCCTATTTCAAACAAGGAGAAGCATGAGCAAAGACGTCGACATTGCAGTAGAAAACAAGCTCAACAGCAAGTATGCAGCAGGATTTGAGACTGACATCGAGTCGGACATGATTCGTCCTGGTCTCGACGAAGAAGTTATTGCTATGATCTCAGCCAAGAAAAATGAGCCTGAGTGGCTGTTAGAGTGGCGACTTGAATCATACAGGCACTGGTTAAAAATGACTCAGCCAGACTGGGCACTGTTGGATATCCCTGAAATTGACCTAGATGCCATTCACTACTACGCCTCACCGAAGCAAAAAAATCGTCCCAAGAGCTTGGACGAGGTCGATCCAAAGTTGTTGGAGACCTTCGATAAGCTGGGTGTGCCGCTGCACGAGCGGGCGCGTTTGGCTGGGGTGGCTGTGGATGCGGTCTTTGACTCGGTCTCGGTCGGCACCACCTTCCAAAAAGAGCTGGAAGAAGCGGGCGTGATATTCTGCAGTTTCTCAGAAGCAGTGCAGGAACACCCAGAACTGGTCAAGCAGTATTTGGGCACAGTGATCAGCAACAGAGACAACTATTTTGCAGCACTCAACTCAGCAGTGTTCTCAGACGGCTCATTTGTATACGTGCCCAAAGGCACAGTGTGTCCCATGGAGCTCAGCACCTACTTCCGCATCAACGCTCGTGACACAGGCCAGTTTGAGCGCACCCTGATCATTGCAGAAGATGATGCCTATGTGAGCTACTTGGAAGGGTGCACCGCGCCCATGCGCGATGAGAACCAGCTGCACGCAGCAGTGGTTGAGCTGGTGGCGCTGGAAAAAGCACAGATCAAATACTCCACCGTCCAAAACTGGTACCCGGGTGATGAAAACGGCAAAGGTGGGATCTATAACTTTGTGACCAAGCGCGGCGACTGCCGCGGGGCAGACAGCAAGATCACTTGGACACAGGTGGAAACAGGTTCAGCTATCACCTGGAAATACCCCAGCTGTATGTTGCGCGGTGACCGCAGCACAGGCGAGTTTTATTCGGTGGCACTGACCAATAACATGCAGCAAGCGGACACCGGTACAAAAATGGTTCACTTGGGCAAGGATACACGGAGCAAAATCATTGCCAAAGGTATTTGTGCAGGCCACAGCAACAGCAGCTATCGTGGCTTGGTGCGGGTAGCAAAAAAAGCAGATCGCATCAAGAACTTTTCACAGTGCGACAGTTTGTTGATTGGCAAGACCTGCGGTTCAAACACATTTCCTTATATTGAAAGCGCCAACCCCACATCCAAAATCGAGCATGAGGCCACCACATCCAGAATCGGCGAAGACCAGTTGTTTTACTGCCGGTCTAGGGGCATGAGCGAAGAGGATGCAGTAAGCATGATCGTGGACGGCTTCTGCAAAGAGGTCTTCAAAGAACTGCCCATGGAGTTTGCTGTGGAGGCCAAAGCCTTGCTGGAGGTTTCACTGGAAGGGTCTGTGGGTTGATCAACCTTGTTGTTTGACAGTTATATTGTGACATGCTAAAATTAAACTTCTACCGCTGATTCTCTGTTGACCATGAAAAAAAGCACCACACAGATGACCAAAGCAGAGTTGCTGAATCTTGTCAAAGAAAAAGATCAGCAAATTGCAGAACTGCATGAAAAAATCGACGAACTGGAAAATATGGCTGTTAGCAGTGCTGCAGTGCCATTGGACGCAGACAGCAGTCGATTGCTCACTGTGATGAATCAACGAATTCGAGCACTGGAAGAGAGGCTAAACAAATGAGCCACAGAGTTTTTGTGTATGGCACACTGAAAAAAGGCAATAGCATCAGGGGGCTTGATCGCTTTGGAAACGCTGAACTTGTTGACCGTGCTGTCACTGCTGAGTCCACATATAGCCTCTACGACCTAGGAGCATTTCCCGCTGTCAGCTTGGCCGGGCACAACAAAATTCAAGGTGAAGTGTGGAATGTTGACGACGAAACTTTTGCTGTGCTTGATCAGATCGAAGGTTATCCGGATTTTTATCACAGAATAAAAATTGCAACTACAGCAGGCACCGCATGGATATACTATATTCCAGATGTTCACGAATATCAAGGTGCAACACAAATCGCCGGCGGCAAAGAACAGACTGTGAGCTGGGACACCTAGCATAACAAACTGTAAAAACAAACACGCACTTGTGGTCTCTACAACACACAGAGGAAAATAAATGTCAATAGATCTCAAAAAATATCAGGAATTTGTCGGAGAAGTAACCAGCAGTGACAGCGAAAGTCTCACTGACTTTATGGCCAGACTAGATAGGCTCGATGCCAACTGTGAAGCACATGGCGTAGACGGTGAGTTACATCATGGACCAGACATCAATGTGCCACTGTTGCTATGTGGCGCCATTGGCCTAGGCAGCGAAACAGGTGAACTGCAGGAGATTGTCAAAAAACTGTTGTTCCAGGGCAAGCCACTGGATGAAGACACAGTTTTTCACATGAAGCGAGAACTTGGTGATATTATTTGGTACTGGATCAATGCCTGTCGTGCACTAGATCTGGATCCAAATGATGTTATCCAAGAAAATGTACGCAAGCTGGAAAATAGATACCCAGGAGGCAAGTTTGACGTACACTACAGTGAGAACAGACAGGAGGGCGATCTATAATGAATCGTGAAACAGTAACATCTATCAAGCACTACAGCGATCGGTTGTTCAGTTTCCGCACCACCAGAGACCAGGGCTTTCGTTTCAAGAACGGCGAGTTTGCGTTGATTGGACTGGATGCAGAGCCTAGACCCATCTTCCGTGCCTACAGCATGGTGAGCACCTGCTATGAAGAAGAACTGGAGTTTCTCAGCATCAAGGTTCCGGACGGGCCTCTCACCAGCAGACTTCAGCATATTCAGGTCGGCGACGAGATTCTTGTAAAACCCAAGACCACAGGCAGTCTATGCATTGACTACTTAGAGCAGAGACCCAACTTGGTGTTGTTGAGCACAGGCACAGGCATTGCACCCTTCATGAGTATCGTGAGAGATCCAGAAACCTATGACAAGTACTCACAGGTGTTCCTGTATCACACAGTGCGAGAAGTTGCTGAACTCAGCTACCTAGAAGATCTCAGACAACTGGAAGGGCTTATACCAGGGTTTCACTACGTGGAAACTGTTACCAGAGAATCCTATCAGCGACCAGGCAGATTCTGGCAGTACATTGAGCCTACACTGGGTCATAGTTTAGATCCTGAGCAGGATGCTATTATGGTATGCGGTTCGCCTGAGCTCAATCGTATCACTCGTGAACAGTTCACAGACGGCGGCTGGACAGAAGGCAACCAGGGTGAGATGGGATCATTCCTATTAGAAAGAGCGTTTGCAGACTAAGGAGAACAAAATGTGCGAAGACAGACCCTTGTACGGCGCAAATCAAGCTATTACTCTCAGACAGCATCTCATGAACAATCTAGAGCAGGGTCATTATACACCAGCACAGATGCGTGAAATGCTGTTGACCGCAGTTAGCACACTGGGTCATTACTGGGACCTAGATCGACTTGCAGAAGCCGCTGAACGAGCAGATGTTGACTCACAGGGTTACACAATTACCTAAAAACTCAACTACAATAAAACCATTGACTTTGTGCATTGATATGCTATTATAAGTTTTTTATAACAGAAAACGGAGCGCACTCACATGGATGATCTAAAGTTTACCACTGCCGGCGATTATGCTGACTGGTACTACAACGGCACACTGGAAGAACGCTACAAAAGCTATGTTCAGATATCAGACGAAGGTGATGGCACAGATCGTTTTACTGGTGAACCGTTGCTGAGTTTCGACGAATGGTTAAATCAGTAAAACTAGGAGAATAATACGATGATGAGTCTACCCCCAGAACAAGG